TTCGGGATTTATAACGCTTATACTGCTGGATCGGTATGCTGCTTGTCCATTATTCGTTGGCGTCGTCACTGTCTTCATCGTTGGTGCCGCCGCCACCACCACCACCACCGCTACCGCCACCACTACCATTCGTCTTTTTATCATATATCCGCTTGATTTCCATAGTGGTCTTTGTCTCTCTATTCTTCTTAATATATGTCATAATTTGCTCTACCTGCTTTTTATTTGTAATTAATTCAGACAAGCATTTTTCAACATAAGTTAGAGTGAGTGGTGCTGTAGATTTTGAGCTAACAAATTTCAACTTTCCGTCAGATATATTCACAGTTGCTTTACCAAGCTGTTTTTCTTCAACAATTTCAATTATTTCATCGTTGATAACCGCCTTTTCAGTGCGTATATCACGAACTTCCTCAGCGGTTGTTTTAATTTTGTTATCTAGCTCAACCCAACGTTTTATTTTTAATTCAAGAGTCGGAGGTGTTGTTGAGCTAATATTCCCAGGTGTTCCTACCGTTGTAGCATGACTCGCTGTCATTAACGTCGTTGGGTTCATGTAGATATAAATATATACAAATATATACGACATATGTTTATATCTTCTTATTTATGTAGTATGTCTGCTCTACCTGCGACGGCGAGTGCGACGAGAAGCACGACGGAAATCAAACGAAGTGCCGAGCGAACGGTTACCCGATCTACGAGACTGGAGTGCTTTCTGTCCTAAATAAAGACCCAAAGGAACCAAAGCGGTTTCAACAGCGGTCATCAATCCGGGGATCATGCCACCCTTTTGAGATTCATTGAACTGGGACTGGGACTGGGACTGAGACTGGGACTGAGACTGGGACTGGGACTGAGACTGGCGACCACGACCGCGGCCACGACGTCTCCTACCACCAACAATAGGCGAGCCATTCAAACTAGAATAAGCTTCAGCACCGGCGATTGCACCGGCAACAGCACCTCCAGTCATAACAGCCTTCATCTCAGCGGGAACTTCGGGAGCAGCACCTCCTGAAATAGCAGGTTGTTTGCTGACTTCGGCACCTTGAAGCGCACTTCCACCACTCTGTGATTGCTCCTTAGGGGAAGCCATATTATTCAGAAGCTCTTGGGCAATAGCTCCAGCACGCTGAAGTGTAACCGGATCGATTTGTGGAACACCTTGGCTCCCAGGTGCTTGGCCGCCAAATTGGTTCTGGAACTGATTATTTTGTTGGCTCTGGCTCTGGCTCTGGCTCTGGCTCTGACTCTGACTCTGACTCTGACTCTGACTCTGACTCTGGCGCTTGCTGGTGCGCTTGGAACGCGAACGTTTAGAAGAAGCTTTACGAGGCATAATGAACGATTATATAATAGTTATAGAAATAATTTACTTACAATATGTATAAAAATTAAATGAAGATAATTCCCATTCTTTTACTTGGTGTATTAATTATTCCTAAATCGATCGTTGATATTCCTATATTTCCATTTGGTCTAGCCTACGCACATCCAATCAACGTTCGCATATTAAATGAAACGCAACATAGCAACGATACCGCCTCTAGCGCAGAAATTGACATAAACGGGCAGAATTCCCTAGAATGCGACGCATGTGTTTTTTTAGCAAATGGCATAAACCATACTGTCATCCACAATCCTAAAGTAGTGTCATTTGTAACAACTGATATTGAAGAAATATGTCAGGTATTGCCTTCTAGTGTTCAACAGTTATGCCTTAGTGCTGCTCAACAAGCTGTTCCAAATTTGCTAAATCATCTAGGCGATTTTATTGTCACCGAAGGATGTTCAGATTTAGGAATTTGTCATAACAAATACTCGTAATCTCTCAGTAATAATTTTATTGCGTCATACTAATTCATTTCATCGTATTACGCAGTGCTCATTATGGACGTATTTCAAGCCAACGATTCGTTTCAATTCGATAAGTTACAATTATCGCCTCCGCAACATATTACTGGTGGGTCGTATCTCACACGATACTCATATTGTCAGAGCAAACAGCCTCTTTACATACAAACGACGAAAACACTTTCGAAGCAAGGTATTGTAGTTGCTGGTAAAAAAGCACATATTGATTTATTATTAACTTTAAATGACGCAAATACTGAATTTATCGAATGGCTGACAAATTTAGAAAAACGATCCGTTGAATTACTCTATGAAAAGAGACATATATGGTTTACACAAGATTTAGACCAAAGTGATATTGAGAATTCACTTGCTTCACCTCTACGAGCATATAAAAATGGGAGTTATTTATTACGTGTAAATTTAGAACCGTCTCGTCATATTACAACGAATGCTCAACCATTTTTATGTAAGGTATTCGATGAACATAAGAAGACTACTACAATTGAATACATTAAGGCCGAGCATTCAGTTATATCGATTATTGAGTTTCAAGGTATCAAATTTACATCACGTAACTTTCAAGTAGAGTTGTTGTTACGCCAAGTATTAGTAATAGAGGACATACCCTTATTTGATACATGTATCATTCGCAACGACACATTACAGAATGCGACAACGGCAACAACGGCGACAACGGCGACAACGGCGACAACGGCAACAACGGCAACAACGGCAACAACGGCGACAACGGCAACAACGGCGACGTCATGTATATCCGTTTATCCACAAGATTTAAATAAACAAGAAGACCATCATAAAGAAAATAATGATTTAGGGTTAGTTAAATATATGAAATTATCGAACACTTCTTCTGGTTCGCCGATACAATCAAACCCCGACCCAAAACCCGACCCAAACCCCGAACTAGAACCAAAACCCGAACCGGAATTACATGAAGAACCTTTGGTAGATGATACCGAAAAATACCTTTCATCTCAACCATTAAAACATTTCGAATACACAGAGGTTGATATCGATTTTAAAAATATACCTGATGTAATCGACGTAAATGAACCATCATTTGATGCCCCTGTTCCATCAAAAATAAGTAAGCCGATCACATTAAAAAAGCACAAGGATGTTCTTTATGAAATGTATAAAGTTGCCAAGCAAAAAGCGAATGAAATGAAAAGAGCAGCAATGCGGGCATATTTAGAAGCAAAAGAAATAAAGGCAAAATATCTATTGGATGATTTAGATGATTTACATTCAGAAAGTTCCGACGACGACAGCAAGAATTGATATCGAATACATTATTTTATCATTTATTTTATATACAATTAAATTATAAGAATGAGTTTTTTGTCTGATTTAGAGAAAACACTTCGTGCGAATCACATCCTTGTGATTTTGGGTGCGATTGTTCTTGTATATGCCGTTTTTACCTATTCCGACCAAAAGTTCGTTGTTCCTAACGAAGCTCTTCAGGGTGAATCCAACGGTCGCCAGAACACTGTTATAGTTGGAAGCCAACAAGCAACACCGCTTGCTTCCACTGGTGCCAACGGATATTCATCGGTTGATTCCATGACTGGTCAGGGTGCCGCTCCTGCCGGAGCCGCAAATCTCCCCGTCGCCAATCCGTCTGACCTTCTTCCCCGTGACACTAATAACCAATGGGGTAGCTTGAATCCCTCAGGCAGTGGCGACCTTCTTGGTCAGAACCTTTTGTCTGCCACATTCTTGACGGGTATCGATACCATCGGCAACACCATGAAGAATGCCAACCTTCAGTTGCGTTCTGAGCCCCCTAACCCTCAGTTGAATGTGGGTCCTTGGAACCAGAGCACATTTGCTCCTGATCTGATGCGCACGCCTCTCGAGTTAGGCTCATCTCCCCAACCATAAACACACACACACATGATCAATAATAATATCTTTATGTAAGATTGATTTCCAAGATTACATAAAATACCCAATAATATACCCAATAATATACCCAATAATATACATATACATATACATATACATAGAACACTGTAGAACACTGTAATGTCTATTCTCTCAACATTTCTATTTATAATCGTTATTATGATAGTATCAGTCATTATTATCCAGAATGTTATTGTGCCGGCTATCGTAGATTATCAACATGGACTCTTCATGAGCCCAGATTTTACGATCAGTCCAAGTAAAATCCAAGGTCTAGGATTATTCACAAAGCGCCCTCGCAAAAAAGGCGAGAGATTATTTGTTGCGATTAACGCAGATGAAAAAGTGACACCTATTGGAAGTAAAATCAATCACTGTCCGGGAAAAGACAGTGATGGTATTGTTCCACCGCATTCGATAATACCGAATACATATCTCTCGAAAAGCAAGGATAAAACCACCGGAGAATGGTGGATTATCGCCGCCAATGACATCGAAGCCGGCGAAGAGCTTACCATGGATTATACATACACACCTGATTTTATCGTGAAACCGAACCCGAACTGGCGATGTCCTCCTCAGTTATAATATATTCAATATACAACGATGAAGTTATTTGGTGTTAATCTTTGTAAATATAAAGATATATTCGGTCGTCCGAGAGAAGGTGCGCATGCTTACCGTGTATTTGATATTGCGGTCGTAGATGTCGCTGCTACAGTCCTCGTTGCGGTCATCATCTCTCGTGCATTCAATCTCTCATTCTGGAAATCTCTCGTAACACTTTTTATCGTTGGGATTATCGCACACCGTGCGTTTTGTGTGCGCACAACGGTGGATAAAATATTGTTTCGAAATGTAAAAGAGTAAAGTAAAAACTTCTTCTCACGATATATAAATAGTTATACATCCAACTCATCATGTTTAAAACAAGTGTATTTGGTTATATCATTATTATTTTCATTATTGTTATCTGCCTGAAAATCTATCAAGAGTCTGACGCATTTCAATTGAAGTGTATTGTATCGAAGGTAGATGGTAATAAATATTGCGTGCGCGAACGTGCGAAGCTTGAACTTGCGGCCGATCTTCTTGCGACAGTAACCCAAAAGATGAAAAAGGTTGTAAAACATATGGGAGATACATATCCTGATCGTGAAAACGTAAAACGTTTAGTCAAAAATTTCCGTCCCGAAAAAATAAGTGAAACATTGCCGACGAGTGAATACACCGCATATAGTGAGAATAAAGGCGAGAAGCTTGCGTTTTGTGTGAATACAACAAAGAAGGGAAATAAACTCATCGATGAAAATACACTGACATTTGTGGCATTACATGAGTTGAGTCACATCATGACAGAGAGTGTGGGTCACAAGGACGAGTTTTGGAATAATTTCCGCTTCCTCATCGACGAAGCACATAAAATCAAGGTGTATCATCCCGAAGATTATAAACTCCGCCCGAAAGAGTATTGTGGAATGACGATCAATGATAACCCGCATTTCGACAATTAGTGCGGTGCGTCCGGCCGCAGACCGCCGTAAAGCGCGTTCCGCCGCGCACCACGGGGGGGGGGGGGGGGGAAGAGCCAAAGAGAACCCGACGCGTCTCTGATGCGACCACTATGCGATTCCGACGCGTCGGAATCTAACCCGACCCGTGGCACGCGGCGGAACGCGTTCAGACCTCTATCAGTCTCGTCGCATGAAGAAATATCGTATTCGGCGACCGTCTTTCCTCTATTGCACGAATATCTGCTGGGCGCGTAATCTTTGATACAATCTCTCGATCCACATTTTTTATTTGATACACATGATTACTTTGTGGTCCTTCCGCAAAAAAAGAAATGTATTCTGGTATGCTTTTGCTGTCAGTCCAGCACCATATCGCACGGTGGTGTATATCTTTATATCGAAGTGACTGCCATTCTTCAATACTATTATATTGATACATCAATGGAAACCCCGCATCATGCTCATATGTTTCATCGACGAATGTTATAAAAATATCTTCAATCGGAAACAACATGCGGCCAGTTGTCGGGGAAGGTGTAAGAACCTGTTCATAGATCGATGCGCCGCCAATAAACCATATGTCATGATAATTCATCGCAAATTTATGAACATCCGATAATGTTTTTACGAAAATAACGCCAGGTTTGTGTTCTTCACGTTCAAAGTCATGTGTTGCTGAAATGACAATATTATCACGAAACGGCAACGGTTGATAATCGGCGGGTATGCTTTCCCAGGTTTTTCGCCCCATGACTACTGCGCTATTATACGGAAATACATCGGAACGCGTCATATGTGAAAAAAACCGGAGATCTCGGTCGATTTTAGGCCACGGGAGTGTTCCTTGAAAACCGATACCACCGCCACGACAAAGAGCGACGATCATTTTGAATACGGTGGGTGATTTGGACATAATGTGATGTGTATTTATACTAATATAAATCTGTTTATACCATCATACAATACTATGTATTTATATAAATAAGCATGATATGATAATAAAGTATAATCTTCTTATCATATAATAGTAACATCTGGAATGGAAAACGTCGCATCAGATATTCCTATTTATAAAATTTATCATATACGTTCGCCTGATATTACACCATCACCACCACTATCACCAGAGAATCTGAAGCCAAGAGAAGGGCAAACAGATACTGGTGCGAGCGAAGTGCCGAGAGCTGCGGCGACATCTTCAGAATTGTCGCCCGAGTATAACGTAATCTACGTATTTTATGGAAATGTAGAATTCATGTCCGACGAAGGTAGAGTCGTGGATATCAACGATGTTTTTTTACAAGAGCCAGAAAATCCCCACTTTCAAAGAATATTTAGTGATTATGAACTAGGGGTGATCCGTAAAAATGATGTAAAGGTAGTGTTTCTTCCTGAGAGAATATACCCAGACGATTCTATCGAAACCATCAAAAAAAAATTCCTCTATCTTACTCGTGACAAGGTCGCACTTTCATACGCAGAATTGTATTTCTTTTGTAAGCAAGCAAAACAGATTACTACACAGATTGCTTACGACCAAATTACAACGAACGGAAAACTTGAAATGACACCGATAAGAATTCAGAATTATTTGTTAAACATAGATAACCTTACAAAGGGAGCAGAACTTGGTGCTCCAGTTGAAGGACTTTATACTTATACAAATATCGCAAATCTGAAGCTCGAAGATACTCCACGCATTATGAATGTAACATTAGGGCAGAATTTAAACATTACCGAATCTTACGACTACCCTTATGCTGCGAACCCATTCGATGCTGAACACGCCGATTCGTTTTTAGAGATACATGCGTCCGAGCTTGTGAATACGACAAATAAGATGGTGTTAATCGACTACGGTATTTTTATTGACAACGCAATATACTTGGTTTCAGCAGAAGATGCTCTCATCTACGCAAAAGAAACAACACTTCGTGGAGGTAAGCAAGCCGAATTCGGAAAACCGATATACGAGGCGTATATGGTATCGTTATATTATCCTTACCTTTCCTCGTTCCGTGATGATACACTGCGAACATCTCTCGAAAAGGGTTCTGCCGAAGCATCCGGAGAGACAGACTTGGCAACAATTCATTCTCACGATACACTGATGTTTCATAAGGCAAAGTTATTTGAATCTGACAAAAGAATTATGAATGAAAAGTTCATGCGTCAAACCGCCAATATCAAGCTTCTATACGACATCTACGAGAGACGAACCACCGAACACAACTATATCGATAATGGTATTCGCGGAGTTGAATTCATGATCCATCCAGATACGCCATACAATCAGTCCCTTGATGCGATATTCAAGCTCATTCACTGTTCGGAATCCATTCCGTTTATCAAACATAATCCTGGTAAGAAGCGTGATAATATCTACAAGTTATTTATATCAGGTATTAGTCGAAGTGGGCGTAAAATACCATATCTTCCTAAGGGAGATATATTTCGTTTAATTAAAACTACATCACGTAAGAAAAGTGTGAGCATCTATATCAACTATGTCTATTCCAATCCAGATATACCAGATCACAAGGCTACTCACTTACAAATTCCAGTTTTATGTGAATTTTATCCGAATGGGTCGATATATGTAAAATTATTCGCAAAATATTCATTCACAACAACAGAAATTGAACAGATTATTATCGCCACGGTGAATCCAGTTCTTCGTGTAATAAAAGAAAATCTCGAGCAGGGCGGATTTAATATGAATGTATTTTCACGATTGTATCATCCACAAATCGAACTGATTAACTTGGAACATTTTGCGCAGTTGGCGATCACACGAAATATCGAAATCAAACAAATGATTAAATGTATTTCGAGTGCGTTTAATGAAGTAGAAGGCAGTTTAAAAAAAGGGATCGTTCTCCGTTATAAACGAGTAAGTAATTATAATGATATGTCAAGTCAAGATGCGTATATCATCGAAATGATGAATAAACGACAGAGCGAACAGGACATTATGGATGGACTGAAAGATAATTATGGTGTCAGTGATCAAGACGCTAGAAGTAAATTAGCCTCGTTTTTGTCTTCGCTTCAAACCCAACAGTTTTCGAGATTTCGTGGAGGTGCGATTCGTATAAAAAATAATCCAGGATTTCTCACCAAAATAACAAAAGGATCGTTCAATAACATCATTACAATCGAAATTACAAACATTAATAACATACTCTACTTGACACCATTACATGCGTATATCGACTCAATTATTCGTATCTATCAAAATCCGAGCACTACAAACATTCCTTATGAAAAAATATCCGAGTTATGCGCGAATACCGCCGCTTCTGTTGGATCTTCTTTATTAGCAAAACGAATGCCCCCACCTGCCGCCACCGCTGCCGCCACCGCTGCCGCAGCGTTGGATGAACAATCATATCAGGTAAGCCCGGTGGAGAAGTTCGCAATGGAATCACAACCCCAACCTAGTGGTGATATCATAGCGAGTGATAAAGAAGAACCGATGGATCTCATGCCAGAAATCGTTCGCACAGTAAAAAAACCCGTAACTGGTTCAAGTGTAGCAGAACCAGTTTTTGGTTTTGAAGTTGAAGAAGCTCCTAAAAATGAAGATGAGGTTGATTTATTCGACTTGTTACAGGATGACGATGAAGATGTTGTGAGCAGTGCACAAGGAGGAGGGGCTGGGGCTAGGGCTAGGGCTGGGGCGTCGGCAGGAGATGAATCCGAACCAGAAGAAGACTTAACTGACATAACCGGAATGGAATTAGCCAATCCAAATCCATTTTCAAAGCGTATTCAAGAACGTGATCCGGTGATCCATTTAAACGAAGATGTTGGAAAATTCAACGCATACTCACGAAGTTGTCCATGGAATGTCCGTCGCCAACCGGTGATATTGACGAATGAAGAAAAAGCCCGTATTGACCGAGAACATCCCGGGTCATACATGCATAGTATAACATATGGGTCTGATGCGAACAAACAGTATCATTATATATGTCCAAGATATTGGAGTTTAAAGCATAATACTAGTTTGACGGAAGAAGAAGTGAAGTCAGGAAAATATGGGTCAGTCATTCCTCAAAAAGCAAAGAAAATACCACGAGGCGCAAATATATTTGAATTCACTGATGAAAAGTATCACATTGATGAAAAAGGCAATTACAAACAACACTATCCTGGATTTTTAAAGAAAGATGCACATCCGAAAGGATTATGTGTTCCGTGTTGTTTTGCACAGTGGGATAAGCCAGCACAGACCGCAAGAAGACAAGAATGTGAAACAAAACAATTTGAAGCAGTAAAATTAACCGCCCCAAAATCAAAGGTAGATTCAGGTCATGTCGTTACGTCAGAAACAGTTCGAACGACTGACAGTGCGAATGCCGGTGCTGGTGCCGGTGCCGCTGCCGGTGCCGCTGCCGGTGCCGCTGCCGCTGATAATATTCCAGTCTCTGAAATTCATCGCACCCAACTACCAAATGGTTCATTCCAACAAGAACCTGTAAAAATAAATGAAATGAAAGACGACCGTATTTTAAGTTCAGATAAGTTTCCTCTTGAAAATGGGCGATTCGGATATTTACCAGTCCAACTTCAAAAGTTTTTATTTACGGATAGCCGTAACTGTCAAGTAAGTCTAAAAAATGCGTTGATTAAAAAAGATACACCATGTCTCATACGACGCGGTGTTGAAACAAATGACCGACAATCATTTGTATCAGTTATTGCGTATTATTACAAAGAAAGTATGAACACCGAAAAACCTACCGCAACATTAGTTGGATCCGCATCCACTGTCCCATTACAACCGCAAAATAAAAATACATTAGAACCGCTTACAATCTCATCTGACGTTACAAAAACAGATATTCTCAAAAAGGTAACTGATACAATACAGAAAAACGCTAACATTTTGTCAAAGAGGATATCTGCGGCGGGCGGGGGCGAGGGCGGGGGCGGGGCTAACGAAGCGACGGTCTCATCCACCAACATATCAGAGCAATCATCACAAATGTCATTCATACCACGTCCGAATATTGATGATGCGTCAGACGATGAAACACCAGTTGGCATGACGCCACGACCATCTGGTGCTACATCTTTTATGAATATGGCAGGTTCATCTCGAGATGAGCTCCGGCGAAAAGATATTCATGAGATTCCAACGATTCGAGAGATGATCTCACTTATCATTCAATCTCTCGACGTGGATATGTTTAGAACTCTACAAAACGGCACATTAGTTGATTCATTCTATAATCCCGATAAAGAACTTCGTCAAGAAGATATGGTGCGAAAGTATTCTAATGCTACAATCTCTCGAACACTCCCCAAAGAAACCTTCGTCAGGATCTGTAATGCGTTTGAAAATTTCATTGCATACTTGGATGACGATACGTCAATTATTGATCATACCTATCTTTGGGACATTATAAGTCGCCCCAATGAGAGATTATTTAAACATGGAAATAATATTATACTCCTTCATATTCCAGATGACGATATTACAAATAATGTCCAAGTCATCTGTCCAACAAATGCGTATTCGGGGGAAGTATTCGATATCAATCGTAAGACAATCATTATAATGAAACGAGACTCATATTACGAACCCATTTATTTATTTGAAAGCAAGTCTAACGGAAAATTTAGCGTGTTAGGACGGTTCGCATTGAAAAGTAAAACCCTTATGCCCAAAATAAAACATGTCATAGAGACGGTTCGTGACTTATATTTCGCATATTGTCGCCTACACGCAAGCCAACCCCGTGAATACAAATACAAGATGAACATGCCTGCGTCGGTGATAGCAAAAATATTGAGAGAAGCCGGATTTACAATACACGCACAAGTCATAAATTATAATGGAAAAGTGATTGGACTACAAGTTTCACAAACATTATCAAAATCGACACGCTTGAATTCATCACAGGTTACAAGGAAACAAGATGAAGACTCTTATCGAAAGGGTGTCATTCCTACAGCTGTTTCAGGACATCTCGACCATGGTAGTAGTGGAACAGGAACTAGAACGGAATTGGTTGCGCCGACGACGTTTGAAACCACACCGCCGAATGAATTCATTCCAACTATCCTTATGAATGATGACAAATTATGGCAAATGAGTTATCGTGAAACCGTTGATTTCTTAAAAGAAGTCCAGCGACATGTAAAGAAGACAACGAAAAAAGATATATACTGTCTTCCAAAAGTCAAGGTCATAGAAGATGGATTAATCGTCGGCGTCATTACAGAAACGAATCAATTTGTTCAAGTGAATGTTGAAAATGATCCGCAACTGAATCAGAATGACGACTTACCCACTATTACGGAAAGTAATCATCTTGTTGCTGATCATGTTATTGAAACCACGGCGGCATCAAATGTAGCGGATAAGACGCGTGAGAGATATGTGCGCAACATACGTCTGGAAACAAATTTCTATAATGTTTTCCGAAATACCTCTCGAAACGTATTGAACCGACCTGAAAACAAGGCGACGAAAGATAGCATCGAGAAATTGGTGGGTTCATCATTTATAATCTACACGAATAAACTGTCACAAATTATTGCTTATATGAAGAAATTAATGTCAAAACATGTTTCGTTTATTCGCTACAGTAAAGATACATTGAAAATGGTGGGTGAAGTATCTGGATGTATTACAAATGACGATGAAACATGTGGTAAAAAGAGTTATTGTTTGAAAGAACTCGGCGGAATGTGTAAGCTTTTATTACCTCAACGTAATCTTATGTTTCCAGATATTGATAATGAGGTTGCGTATTTTGGAAAATTGGCGGATGAAATGATTCGTTATGAGCGGGTGAGGTTATTCATGTTTGAACCGATGAAATATCCGACATTCCAAGAGATAAAATACAATCTCCGAGAGAATGAAATTATACTATTGGAGACATTTATTACGCAAGATTATTTTGAAAATATGGAACCGGCAGATGCCAACCCGTATATACATCAGACCAACTTTTATACGGTTGAGCCAAGTAATGCGGGTAGTTATAGTATTCAACATTATGACCCAACATACAATAAAGACTATGTTGATCGCTATTTAGAATTAGAAAGTCGTGTAAAGCATGTAAGCAAAGCGAAACCTATGGCAGCTCTTGTTGAGGGTTCAGGCGCCAGTGATGACTCCATAGTAGTCTCGGAGCAAAATGTATTTGGCGGCGTTCCTTCTGATGTGTTGCGTATAAACGAAATTAACCATGTTCTTGACTTTTGCCAAGAAGTTTCGAAACGAAAAATCACAATCAAACTACGAGATACATTTTTCCCACAGCCGAATACATTTGAAATTATGTTTTCGAATGAAAGTAAAGAATGCTCATTTGATATTATGCTAACAATACTACGTAGTATAGCACAAATAGCATCGAAGTGTCCAACTGGTCATTCATGTGTTCGCAAGAGTGGCGAATATACTACCGTTAGTGCTGCGGCGGAACAATCACTACAACCCGAACCAGAATTATGTGCGAAATGCCATTCAATTATGGGATTTGACCAATCTGGACTAGCGTGCCGCCAATGTAATTATTTCATGTGTGATCATTGTCGTGTTCAACACATCGAACAATTCGCAGACATGACAGTATCGAGATTAAAAGATATACTCGTTACAGAATATGCCAAATTGGCGAGTAATGGTTTAGAAAAAAAACTCACAATGTTATTGAATGGTTATGGGATGAAACAATATGCTGATGTGATAAACGAAGGACGGGCGACATTATCACAAATAATTCAAAGTGAGAATTACTTTCTTACAAATATTGATCTATGGATTCTAGCAGTATATTTTAAAATACCGATGGTCTTTGTTTCACAGACATTATTAAGTGAAAATGGTAAGAATTATATGGTATTATATGGCGACGAGATGACAGAAAGTTATTTCTTTATTCATCCATTTCAGGTCATTCAAGATGTTCCATCAAGGTTTGGATTAATTGAAATTAAGCTTGACGCAATGACATCGATTTTGAAGATACCTTTACAATATGTAAGTCCCGATTTACAAGAATCCATCCGAACCGATGATGATACTCGTGTTTCAATCGAAGAATATATTCACGACTTTAAGTTATTAAACATCAAAAAAAAGAAACGAGTATTTACCATGATGAATAAACAAAATAAATAGAAGATATATAGGAAATAATGAATTCGCAACTCTACATTTCAGCAGATATTGTTCATCATAATCCACAGCAACTACAGCAACTACAGCAACTACCACAACCAGAATCACAATTACTAGTAAGTGATGTATTTGAAATACCAGAAATGATGTCGCCAGTTGTGTCTAATGTGCCGGTGCCGGTGCCGGTGCCGGTGCCTGCACCAACGCAGGTTGGCGCGAATGTAAGCGCCCCTTTCACACTATCGAACCCCGCCAACATAAATTTTATAAAGTCAATTAATCATACCGCAATGACAGATGTCATGAAACAGCTCGCAACACAAAAACAGAAAACACCATCAGTAGGAACAAAACAAACAGACATATCATTACAACTTCCACAGAATACGCAATCACAACAGCAGAATCGGACAGTAGCATCAACCGCAGCACAACTTAATGGTGTTCAATCCAACTCGTTGAACCCGCATGCTCCTGGTGCTTCTGGTGCTCCTGGTGCTTCTGGTGCTTCTTCCGTAACCTTAACAACAATACCATTATCAGATAAAGGTATTATCGACGGTTCGCTCGTAGGTGTAAGTACAAAAAAAACCACGCAGAAACAAATATCTAAAAATACTCTAAACAAAAAGGTTATTATTGAAGAAGAAGACCGAGATAGCGCAATTGACTATGACGACGACGATGTCGATATAAAAAAAACGAAATTGTCGTTGTTCCAATTCGCAAAGGACATTACATTTAACTTAATCTTTGCGATACCGTTTCTTCAAAAAGCACGCTTACACGCCATGTTACGTGATTCAAGTTTAGCAATCAATCAGATCGAGCGTATTTTTGACGAATTTAAAGACCGATTCTCTCAGTTCGATCTTGAATCCATTAAGAAATATATATGCGAAGATGGAATACGAGATCAACTTAACTTTATACTCGAAAGTGGATTTAACAAAATATTGTCAGACGGTATAATTGATGTGAATGACGCACCGCAATTCAATCAATTAGTGTATTATATTATCAAATCATTTAATGACATCAATCAAGGCAAAGTCTATCGATTTTATGTATCACGCGAACATGTCATGCTTCTTCTTCATTTCGTCCTCAAATCAGTTTTTTCGCTTACATTAAAAGGACAAGAAGAACAAATGGCTTTAGGATTATTGGACACAAGTTTTAAGCTTGTTCAATTGGAAGTATTGCCGATTGTTTCAAAACGGTGGTATCATCGATTTCGAATATGTAAGTCGGCAAAACAAATCGAAGATATCATCGAATAATCGAACGAACGTATTTAGGGAAATTCGGCAAAGTGGCAAAGGCGGTGCGTTTATTTACATTAAAAAAGAACTTAAAGATATTTTCTTTGTATAGTATGAGAATGTCTTCTCCTCCTTTTTGAGTAAAGGAGAACCTGTTGGATTTACAGGTTATAGAAATGCGCGAATAATGATTGTCTTTTATACCAGTGTAACTAAGCAGCAGAGTGTCTGATACAAGCGGATGTTCGTAAGAACGAAACATATTGTAGGTATTGTCAAGCTGGACGCTATAAACGTAGCAACATCATTTCATTCCAAGATACATTTATATTACCGGTGTGGCGCAGAGGAAGCGCGCGGGGCTCATAACTCCGAGGACATATGATCGAAACATATCTCCGGTATTGTCAAGCTGGACGCTATAAACGTAGCAACATCATTTCATTCCAAGATACATTTATATTACCGGTGTGGCACAGGGGAAGCGCGCGGGGCTCATAACTCCGAGGACATATGATCAAAACATATCGCCGGTATTGTCAAGCTGGACGCTATAAACGCAGCAACACCAATTGACAGACATTTGTCATTTGTATAAATTACTCTGATGTAAAATCATATAAACACATAATGTTTATATTATTTAACATACGTATTAAGATGAATACGTCATTACAAACGCGCCGTATCGAACAAATGAAAGAAGTTCAAGCGAAAGGATTAGAGCTTTTTACAAGGAAAAACGCGGATTACGGTGATGCGTTTGCGAAATATGGAGTCATCGGCGTGCTCATGCGGATTGAAGACAAAATACAGCGTTCGATGTCGATCACCAAGAATGGAGTGAATTTAGTCGCCGACGAAGGCATCCGAGACACACTCATCGATTTACACAATTACGCGGCGATGGCGTTGATGCTGCTGGATGAATAATCGCATGACGATGTAAAGAACTTAAAAATAATTCCATGTGGTTATATGTGGTTATATGTGTATGACAGCATGACTGCTCTCATATTCCGCACATGTTACGCTCTTTTAGCTCAGTTTTGGTTAGAGCACGGGTCTTATGAGCCCGGGGTCACGGGTTCGAGCCCCGTAAGGAGCATTTTTTACTTTTGTTTTAGACCTTAAAATTAAAATACTAATATTATATATAATGCCGAAGTCCCGTCAAAGCCAATCCGGTGCCAGTCGCCGCCGCCCCCGTAAATCATCATCAGCACCACGCCGCCGCACCGCCGCATCTGCTGCTGCCCGTCGCACTCGCCGTGCCCGCCGCCATCTCCAAACCGGTGGATGAGGCCAAGCCCCACCTGTTGCGAATTAAGTAATTAAATATACAAATATGAATCGTTATACGTATTGTTGTGAAGACGCATTTATAAACCGAACCAACGGTGAAATGTGATACTGATTTGATACGTTATGTTGATTCAAAAAATTTGTGGTATTTAGTATTACTATATTATAATAAAGTAAATATGAAGAATACACAATCCATTCATAATAACAATAAGCAAACAAGTAAAATTAATAATCCGAAAACAAGAACACATAATAAACCGGTTAAATCGACAATACGTAAGAAAAAGGAAAAGAAAAAAGAAAAGAACCCTGAGAATAAACCTAGCGGAGGGTTAGATGAAAAAGGCAATCCGTTCCCAATTGAGAATCCTGAAGGTGGCGACCCCATATGCCCTGGAGGGTATAAAATCGATTACGACTTTGATCCATTCAACGACCCAATCAATCCACTATTCAGATGTATATCTGCGTTGAAAGAACCAAGCGAAGAACCGAAAGAGAGCAGCATCATGGATAAATTAAATAATCCGGCTAGTAATATTACAGATTTAGCACTAAAAGCATCAGCACCTGCTGCCGGTGGTGGGAGAACAATAAGAATGCGGCAAACACGCAAAGATGCTCACGGAAAACGGCGTGGGCGTGGGCGTAGGCGTGGTAGCAGGAATATCATCACACAACGAAGTAAAAAATAATAATACTATTTTGTTACTATTATTTTTTGTGTTATTTTTGACTTACGAGTTCAAGAACCTTAGAACCCAATATCATAATCATCATCCACCTTTCCAAGTCGAACCTTCTTAACATTATCCACACATGATTGTATCGCCAACTTCGGAATTCCACATTTATCCGTATCCAATCCAACCGATGAATTCGCCTTGAATGCTTCATCGATTTCTTCATTCGTATCTGTATGACGATACTCTACCGATTCTTGTTTCATCATCTCGTCGATATTCACCAGCACCTGAAACGCACTCGTTCCATAATACCCCTCTTGACCACACATTACATTCGCTGAAATACCGCGCATCGGATCCAACTCCGCATGACGTGCCGCCTTTAAGAACATCTCAGGTGTCTCTTCGAATGATGCTTTCGCAATCGGTCCAATATCATCGCTGTTGATTCCATGACGAAAGATTGATATCATCGATGATGAAACGGTCATACGGTCACACAAGAGAGCAACATGATGATAGTTAATAGGCGAGTCGTCGAATACTTCAACCAGCTCATTATAAATTGCTTGACGTGCCGCTTCAATTCCAAAGACACGATATACTTCTTGAATATCATTACTTACAGTTCGTTTTGCGTCAATATAGTCAAGTCCCAGCATATGAATAAGATTTGTTCCGGTAGTATCCAACACCCATGTATCCTTTTTTGTATAAACACCATCCGACTTTACGAGCGTATTCTTGATTACACGAAGCATCACTTTTTTGATTCCTTTAACACCACGCAGAACAATATTATTCAAGAGCTGGTCTTGGAATGACTTAATCATATAGATATGATCTGATTGATCCAGTGGATTTTGTTTGTGCCCCGCACCAGCACCTCCGCTACCACCAGACTTTTTATTTTGCGCAATGTTTTCCATTCGAAGTCGAAACACTAGGTTATCATCGTTATAGTCTGAAAACGCACATGATACCTCATAGCCGTAGCTATTCTTGATCGCAAAATGAATATCATCCATCGTGAGTTTCTTGTCTAACATCGCCTCCGGATCTATCTTAATACGGATAATCCACTTGGATTTTGCTGATGACGCCGACGATGCCGCCGTCGCCGTCGCTGCCGCTCCACCACTACCCGGCACATCAGGCACACCCGAAGTTGCCGCAATCTCCGAATCACGCACACACTCTTCAATCAGCTTTTCAAACTCTTGATACTGTGTCATGACTTCACGGTCTTGTTCCACGAGAGTATTCAAGTCATCCGGGTCAAAGCATACCTCGATACTTTCTACCACTTCAGCCAGTTTTGTATGCTCAATCATCGGAATAAACTCTTGAACACGTTCAGGTGTTGATCCATCATCTTCCTTGAAATACACGGTAATCGATGGGTTCTTCGGGTTCTCTGAAAGTGTGAGAATTTCTTCAATACGTGGCACACCACGAGTCGCATTCGATTTGGAGGCAACACCAGCAGAATGAAATGTGTTCAATGTAAGTTGTGTAGTAGGTTCGCCGATACTCTGAGCCGAGACCATACCTACCATTTCACCCGGGGCAACAATCGACCTTTTATATTGAAGATTAATCACACTGATGAGTATCGAAAGCGCACTTCGATTGAAACGCTTTACTAACAAGAGCTCCTTTGGCGATAGATAATAATTATACATTACCTTGAATAGAAGTGTGGGTGGAGCATAATACAAGTTCTCGAGTTGGCGATATCCTGCGGAAATCATGTCCATTGCCTCCAGAGGCGTAATATCCACCATCGAATTCTGATTGATCTGTTGCTGTGCTTGGACATTATTGATAATATGTGTAAATGAAACGGGCATCTGAACATTCTTATTATCGGTTCGGTTGAAAACACGCTCAATGATCAGATCACGCATCTCAATCATATTGTCGATCGTTTCACGGATTTTCTTCATAGTCGCCGCCTTCTCCTTCTTCATCTTCGCATAAGCAGTCTTCGTGAATGCGGTCGCTGCGCTTTCTTGTGTGTCACTGGAGTTGTCAAGCGGTATATGGAAGTGCGCATAGATTTCATCGAGACTCATTGCGACGAGCGGGAGGGACTGATTCTCGACCTTAATGGTGTCGATACCATCATCGCCGTAGGAAAACTGGACAATACGCTGCTTGCCGTTGCGGACAGTCATGTCGTATTCAACTTTGAGATCTTCCATACCTTTGATGAGACGACGCTGAATATATCCTGTGGTTGAGGTTTTCACCGCTGTATCAATCAGACCAATTCGCCCACCCATAGCATGAAAGAACAACTCCTCCGGCGACAATCCTGAAATAAACGAACTCTCGATGAACCCACGCGCCAAAGGTCCGTCATCAAACTTGTTGAAATGCGGCAACGTCCTGCTGTCAAAACCATATGAAATACGTTTGCCTTCAATCGCCTGTTGTCCAAGACATGAAATCATCTGCGATATATTCAAGTCGCTTCCTTTCGATCCTGAAAGAACCAGCCCGACGAATCGATTCGTAGAGTTCAGACTGTTGATTCCAATTTTCCCTGCGTCATTTGTGGCGCTATTCAAAATGTTCGAGACCTTCGCCTCAAACTCCGCCTCATTCGACTTCCCCGTCTTATTCTCAAAGATTCCCAGATGAACTTGATCAATCAAATTCTTCACCTCGGTCTTCTTCTTCGTGATAACATCCGCAATCTGGGTGTTGGTCGCTTTATTCGCAATCAAGTCGCTAATACCAACGCTATATGCGTGTGACTTCATGTATTCCGTAATGATATTCTGAAGACCATCGATGAAATCAGCAGCGGCCATATTTCCGAAATCGTTACACACACGCTGAATCAAACCTACGCCGCCGCCACCTAGGACGCTCTTGTCGATTTGACCACGCATCATCCTACCATTCCTGATTTCAACCACATTATTCGAGGTCGCATAGTCTTCCTTCGGATTCTTCTCGCCGAATGCCTTCTTCTTGTATTTCAAGGTAAGTGGCGGCAAAATCTGCGACAGCACGTCAAAGTTGCTGATATCTTCGCCGCTCTTGAACGCGGTTTCATTCACGCGGGGGTAGGCCGCAAGCAGGTTCATCGCCTCTCTCGGCGTAAATTTGATATTTTCCCGTGTGAATAAGTAAGACCCGATCAGCGAGTCTTGAAAGACACCGATAATCGAGTTATTGTTCGCCGGACTGATGAGTTGGTAGGGAACTGCGGCCAAGTGGCGCAACTCGATCTCGGACTCATCGTCTTGTGGCATGTGAAGGTTCATTTCATCTCCCGATGAATATCCTCAAGGTTTCCCAAGAGGCTGGACTGTATCATAAACGCGCTCAGAATGGCTAGTTCTTCATCGCACACCAACACCGGTTCAGTCTCTGAGTGCCCTCCATAGTCTGCCATGCGACCGTAGGAAGTAACACTGCTGATTGCCCAATCCTTTACATTATTACCTTTGGGTTCGTCAATTAAACGAGTTCCTCGCGAATGTTTCCATCCGAGAGTGGTAGTAAAGGCTCTAAGGGGTTTCCAGCAACAAGGTGTTTCGCCAAAAGTTGTTTTTTTAAGCTATATATGAATTCAACGGCCATATTCTTACTTTCTTCTAAAGTTATATGAACCCCACCAAAATCAGTTTTTATTTTATTAATATACGCATACCAACCATACTGAATGTTATACCGTTTCAAAGGTTTTATCATATCATCTAGATTCTCTTTGAATGAAGACAATTGAATATCTTTAAAACGAACATATTTTGTATCTCTGTAATGATTAATCAACCCATCGGACACTCTTTTTCTACTTTCTTCTGAATGTGTAAAATCGGATTGTCCTCCAATTTTTAGGTTGTATCCATACGGAAATATACTATTGTTTGAAATTATGTGATACTTCTCTCTTTCGTTGGCATTTTCAAGATCGCAATATTCTAAAATAACTACCGTAAAATCGTCCTTACCGTATTTACGAATAGCATTATTCAAATAATGCGATTGATGTTTTTTGTTTGAAAATGCTTCGGATATATGAGTTTTAAACCGCCCAACATGACCGTATGGTCGATATTTGTTATGGTTCAATATGTGAGATATTGCTTGGCCTACATAAACTTTATTTGTGGTTTTGTTTTGTATCTTGTAAATCTCACAATATCTTTTTGATGAATCACATAAAATTTCATTTGATAAATGTATGTTTGGATTATGGCACGTCATTATTAATATAATATATATAACTAACTTTAACAACTTTTGACTAGGAGGTAACACGCTTTTCACGCCTCCTGTTTCCGACAGAGATGTTTATCGAAATCCGCATTATAAGGTTTCGTACAACCCACATTCATACGAAACGTATCACCCTGATACATCACCCGCGCAATATGACACATCATGCTCATCCTATGAAGTGTCGGCTGACGATTGAACAAGATCGCATCACCATCCATCATGTGTCGATGAACGATGTCGCCGTTGTTCAGCATAATGTTTGCACGGTCGGCATAACGAAGCGAAATGGATTCGCCTGTTTTCCGCTCCAGAATCTTCGCGCCAGGATACTCGTCCGGACCCGCGCGAACCAGCCGAAGCAAGAATTTCTTATTCCGGTCATTTACGACAACCGGTTTCGTGATGTTTTTCGCAATTTTCAACGGGACACCGAGTTCGCGAATCGACAAGTTCGGATCGGGTGTGATCACAGAGCGTGCCGAAAAATCAACACGTTTTCCCATCAAATTTCCACGAACACGACCCGTCTTCCCATTCAAGCGTTCTTGAATCGATTTCAAAGGACGACCTGACCGCTGAGCGACTGGCGCGCAACCCGGTATATTATTATTCACTTGTGTAGCAACGTAATATTGAAGCATCATATGCCAACCATCGATAACATTTGCCGGTGCGTTCTCGTTCATTTTGTTTTGAAGTGTCGTATTTGCCTTGATGATATTCACGATGATATGTGTGATATCGTCTTCACTTCTCTGTGAGCCATCCATCTTGACCGATGGGCGAACCGCAGGTGGTGGAATCGCAAGAACTTGACATACCATCCAATCTGGCCTCGAAAACACAGGACTAAACCCCATAAATTCTATGTCCTCATCGCTTATTCTACGAAAGATTTTAATCACGATTTCAGGGGTGAGTTTCATGGAAAGCGACCCATCCTTGTCCGCTTCTGCGGCGCTTCCCGCAATACTTGCCGCAGTTGTCTCTTCTAAAATTCCTTTGACGTTGTCCCATTCCGCATAAATCTTACCGAGCCCAGCCTTCATTGTAATACGAGTAGGCTGAAGGCATCCGCAACCCGTTTCCGTATCTTCACCACATCTCTTAATTTTGCTCGCAATACGAAAGACGTTTGACCATCTCTCATCCGCAGGCAACGAAAGAAGCTGCTTGTTGGCGGTTTTGCTAATACGAAGTGCGCTGCATTTAATACAAACGCATCGAAGAATTTTCACAATCGTTCCTAGATATTGGTAATAAAACACAGGACGCGCAAGTTTAATATGTCCAAAGTAGCCGGGGCATTTCATATAATCTAACCCATCGGTTGGGCAAATCACACCTGGGTCAATCGGTCCCATCCTTGGATCAAATAATCCACCGATGACCGGCTTGTTATTCACATAAGTTTCACGATTGGTGATCTCGGCGACAGATCCCTTCAATATTTCCTCCGGCGACATAATACTAAATTGAATGCCGATGATTTTCGAAACAGGAATATTTGTTGTTGATGACGCCATCGTATGAAACCTTTGGAGTTTGGTCTTCTTATATACCTACTATAATATTTAGATTGTTTTCAATTTTGTTGAAATCGAAGTTTTTGAATGATAAATGTAGATCTTCATATCATTCAAAAAATTGAAATGGTTTTCATCATCCGTCATGAACATCAGCGATCGATTACAAGAACAATGTCACCTTTTACTATCAAGAAGAACAAGAAGAATACCGGCACTGTCCTCCGTCTTATTGGCGGTGGCAAACCTACATATAAGAAACACCGAGATGACGAAGACAACAAAGGAATACCTGAATCTGACACCGGTTCAGGATCTGACTCTGATGGAGGAGAGACTTCGTCGTCTGTTTCATCTGTCTCAATCCAGCAGCAGCAGCAGGAGCGACGCATGACTCGCAGCAAAGGAAAAACAATTACAAAAAAGACAAAAACCGATGCTGCGAATATCGTCGTTGGAAAAATCGCAGAGGCTCTTGCGTCATCCGTGATTGCGGCTGCGATTGTTGGCAAAAAAGACAAAAAGAGCAGTAGCAGAAGCGGCAAATCCAAGCACCTCCGCCGTAGGCGTGACGAAGATGACGAATATGAAAATGAGGTAAGTGCTGACGATGACGACCAAGAGAGAAGAAGTCACGACGAAGATGACGAAGACGACCAGACCACTAGCGAAACGGAACATGATGATGAGATGAGCGATCACGACAACGAGAGTGAAGACTCTGATGACAACAATAGCGACGACGACGACGACGACGACGACGACGACGATGACGACAGCGAATATGACAGCGAATATGACAGTGATGATGACGACGACAGCGAGTATGACAGTGATGACGATTTCAGTGATGACAGCAGCGAAGCAGATATTGCTCGTCATAAGAAACATCAAAAAGAAATGGAGCAACGGTGTGAGAAAAACAAAAAGAAACTGTCCGAAATCAAGGAGACAATTCAGTCATTCACAACCACAATGTCTGGCAACGCATCACTCGCCAGCAACAAGTTTATGAAGAAGCAGCTCGAAGAAATGAAACAAAAGCAACGTGACATCGAACATCAGTTGCGTATGGATGAAAAGAAGCGTGACAAATTGAATGTCAAAGAGTTCAAAACGCTTCTTCGAAAGAAGAACTCAACCAACGACCTTCGCTATTTCCGCCGTCACATGACACCAGAACAACAGCAGAAAGTGATCACCGACCTTAAAGAGATCCATGCGGTGAGTATCATTCAGAAACCTTACCGACTTTCCCTATTGGAAACAGATATACCGATCGCTTTCAAGGCCATCGCCATGAGAAAGATCAATTCGCTTCGACACATGGAGCCAGGTTGCGGTGAGTATTATAAGGTGAAGAACTGGGTAGATACATTCATGAAGATTCCTTTTGGCCGAACCAAAAACCTTCCTCTTACGATCGAAGATGGTATCCAAAGGTGTAGCGAGTTCATGGAGGCATCAAAGACCACACTTGACACCGCAGTATATGGTCTCAATGATGCCAAACTCCAGATTATGCAAATGGTCGGTCAATGGATTTCCAATCCTGCCGCAATGGGAAGCGCAATTGCGATCAAGGGGCCGATGGGCACTGGTAAAACATCGCTTGTGAAGGAGGGTATCAGCAAGATCCTTGGTCGCGACTTCGCATTCATCGCTCTTGGCGGTGCTACTGACAGTAGCTTCTTGGAGGGTCACTCTTATACATATGAAGGAAGCACTTGGGGCAAGATCGTCGAAATCATCATCCAGTGCGGTTCCATGAACCCAGTTATCTACTTCGACGAGCTGGACAAGATTAGTGAAACAGCGAAAGGCGAAGAAATTGTCGGAATCCTGACGCATCTTACTGACACGAGTCAGAATTCCCAGTTCCACGATCGATACTTTGCGGAAATCGACTTTGACTTGAGCAGATGTCTCTTCATCTTTAGTTACAACGATGAAAGCAAGGTCAATCCTATCTTGCTCGACAGAATGTATCGTATCAATACTACCGGATACAACAAAAAAGACAAGACTCAGATAGCACAAAAGTATCTTATTCCCAAAATCTGCGCACAGGTTGGTTTCCGTGAAGGTGATATTGTGATTCCGGATTCCGTCATCGAGCACATCGTGGAGAATTACACAGAGAAGGAGGAAGGTGTGCGTAATTTGAAACGCTGTTTAGAAGTTGTACATCGTAAGTTAAATTTGTATCGTCTCATCAAGCCAGACACACCACTCTTCGAAAAGGAGATGTCTTTGAAGGTCGCATTCCCCTTCTCAGTGACAAATGAAGTGGTCGATAAGTTAGTGAAACAAGCCAATGATGATAAACGTGTGAATTTGAATTTGTATTTGTAAATCGTGTTGTGTGTGTAAATATTATAAATAAAAGTAAATAAAGATTTTTTATTATATAAAGATAATACTCCAACTAGAATGTCAGCCTCACCAACTATTCGTGTTTTCTTCAATAAGTTCTGGCCCGGTTTTGCGGAAAAAACGGATATTATGGATTGCACTTTTTTCGTTCTATTATTAGAAAAAACATACAAAACTCCAATTGATGTTGTGAATACCCCTGATGATGCTACGATATTAGTCGAGTCGATTTTCGGTAATTATTCCTATCTGAATTATAAGAAATGGCGTGCGACTATTTTATATACAGGTGAATCAGATTATGCGACTACACAAAATATTGATAAATATGACTGTGTATTAGGGTTCGAAGATACCCATGCGAATTTTGTAAAATGTCCTTTATTTATTATTTTTCTTATTACAAACGCACACATATTAAAAGAGATAGAAAATGCGGAGAGACCAATACCAGATGAAATACCACCGAATTTTGCGTCAATCATTCTATCAAATGCGTATCATGGCAAAGAACGATTGGCATTTTATAATACGGTAAAAAAGGAAATTCCCGTGTTCTCTGGAGGAAAATTCGATAATAATGTTGGATTTGTTGTGCCTGGAAGTTATAACTCGAACGATATGGTTACATTTTATAAAAGAGGAAAATTTGCGATTACGATGGAAAATAGCGATAAGCCGTATTACATTACTGAAAAGTTAGTCAATGGAATACGCTCTGATAGAATACCGATTTATTGGGGAACTTCGCATGTTAGTGAATTTTTTAATCCTCGTCGATTTATCCATTTGAGTAAGGAACCCACAAAAGATGAAATCACCTGTATTATTCAGCGAATGAAGGACATGACCGATGAAGAATTTTTAGAAATAATACGCCAACCTGTATTACTTCAACCATTCGAAAATATTTGTAATGAGGTGCTTGCTTCTGTAAAAAAAATACTTACCTGAAGAAGTATCGTCGGCATGGCACGGCACCTCTTTACTTACAAATGTCCCTCTTCCTCTTCCGGTTCCTCCGGTTCCTCTTCCTCTTCCTGTTCCTGTTGGAGCTGTTGAATGAGAATATCGTTTTGTTGGTTTTCAAAGGAGATGATTGCGTCTTCTGTGAGAATCGTTTCAGCAAGTTCTCGAGATAACTCATACTTATATGCTAGTCTAGCCTCGAACACTTGCGATGAAACATCATCGTTATCACTGAACCCACGAGGTTCTTCGGTTTGTGTGCTTGTAACAAGAATACATATGTCGGCATTCATCAAGTCTTCCATAAATGCTGCGTATTGTTTGTTCGGATTGAATATCTTGTCTTCATCACCAACAATCTCCACAGTAATTGTGTAAGAAGAGTTGTCCATCGGATCTTTTTGCGTTTCAAACCACCATGATGACGCACAGTATTCGATGAGAGCAAGCCATCGGCATCGAACCATGTAATCACGGCATTTTTGAGCATGATAAATGATCCGACCGATCGTGTTTTCAGCAGCAAGTTTGTAGGCAACAATATGCTTCGTTCGCAATGCGTGTATAATTGGACAGACTTGTGTCTCAATGACTCTTTTTGAGAACGTGCGATAGTTTTGTTTGATCATTGTAATCAATCCGAGAAGCTCTTCGACGGATTCGTTCATTTCTGGTTCATCAATTCCGGTTGTCGCTCGTGACTCATGTTCATGATGAATACAATTGTCATCATCCATAAGGTATTCACCATCGGGTTCGTGATGATTCTTGAATGATGGCGGCATGACAAAGTCAAATTCATTGTCAAATGATTGAGTTGATGATTTCACGCCGTTGATGAACTTTCGAATTCGTCGAATTGCCGTTTTTTTCTGTTGCTTGTTGCTTACAAGGATTTTTCGAATATTTTCCAGTTGGTCAGCGCTTTCTAGTAAAATACTTTTCGTATTGAGGTATTGGCTGAACTCTGGTAGCTCCGTCATCCGCATGATAAACTCTTTGTGAGCATTTACACACATTTCTGCGTAAAAGTTCGGTCCATCACGACAAATCTCGTTTCTGCGAACCATCGCCTTTTCTTGTTTCAGATCCTCTTGAAGTTCGCATGAAACATCCGCAATAATCTTGGAGATCCAATTGATATATTCGTTGAGTTCCTTGACACCTTTCACGTTATTGATGATTGTGTCCTCGACAGTTCCAGATGTCGTGTATTGTATCGTGGTTGTTGTGTTCATTTTCTTGTTCTTCTTCTTGCTCACTTGAAGTATGTGAAACGATCTTAATGTTAAAAAGATTTCAATTTTTTCATATTGATGTTCCATGCGAACCAATATGAAAAGTTTGTATTTTCACACAACTCGTATCGCGTATTAAACGCCTGAATCTGATGTGCGGTTGCCGCCACGAGTATTCAAATAATGGATTTGTTCAGGTGTCATACAGGCACAACCCGTGCTGGATGAATATGGCGCAGGGCAGCATTCAGGTTTAAACTTATTCTTGGCAAAAATAACTAACTCACCGTTCTTAAGAGGCTCGTCGGCAGTATATGCTGTTCCGGTATTATTAATAATTCCGTATCCGAATTCAGACGCATAGCTATTTGCTTTTGTCACCCACATACCAGCAACATCACCATTTTGAACTTGATTCAAGTCAGACCCCATTAAAGCAAGTCCTTCTTTGCCGGCACCAGCACCTTTTACTGGAATCACTTCTTGGCGTGGAGCAGGTTCTGAACCATTCATAATTTGTGACGCATAATTTACTCCAGTATTGAACAAATTTGGTATAAATCCTTCGTTTGAATCAGTCTTTCCTGTATTCTTTGTTTGGTCGATACTCGCAGCAGTTGTGGCAACAATATCTGGCATAGGTTGTTTCTTCTTGATCATATTTACTGCGTCTTTCGACGCTTCTTTCACCGAAGTATCAGAACCGGGTATTCCCGCATCCCTATTCTCATTACCTTCCATAATCGAACCGCCTCTCCCCAACAAATAATCAAACACAGGATACTGGCAACAACTACACAATACATTTGCCCCAATGAAAAGGATTATCACAACGAATAAAATTAATTTATAATTCATTTGAAAGAATATATAATAAATAAATAGATTATATTCTTGCTAAACTAATCAATCATCGGGTGAAGGCAAACGACTTGTTCTTTGTCGTGTTATTTGACGCGAAACAATACCTAACATAATAAGTGGTATCGCAATCGTCAAAAAAACCGCAATTGCGGCAATCGCAAGAACCCAGCCAACAAACGGAATATACCAAAGAACAATAATAACAACGACCATAATCACCAAAATAATAATAACGAGCTCATATATCGAACCAATCAAAGAATAAAATGACCATAATGCTCCAACGAATGTTAATAAAAATGTGGCGAGAATACCTTTTATTTTTTCGAAGAAATCCACCATCTTGATAAGCATATTCTGAATTGGAATAATTACATTTTGAATACGGTTAAATACGGCTAAAAATATGGTTTTAAGTGCGTCTCTCATACGGTTGAATAATAAACGAAACCGTTCAATCACTTGTAATATGTTTTTGAATATACCCATGATCGCATTAAATATCACATAAACCATGCTCATTGGGCGTTCAAATACCCCTTTCGTGCTGTTTGCGCTACATTCTATGAAATTCTGTTTCGTATATTCCATCGGACTTACTCCTTCGGGTGCGTTGATCCAACCCGCTAATGGCATGACATCTGGACGACATCGATATTCTGGCCAGTTACGTTTTACATCAAGTAGTTTATTTTGTATTTGGAAATACGTGATCGCCGACATGAAAATAAAAATGACAATACATACCTTGATTATATCAATACCATAACGTCCAGAGAATGTTTTATCCCCATATAAATAGTTTAATCGCTCAAACAACGGCTGCTTTTTTAGTTTTTCAAATTTTTCATCTAATTCAGTTGTTCCCTGTTTCGCATAATCTTGTAACGATGTAAAAAATGATTGTTGAACGCTATTTCTAAGTTTATTTACCACTTTATCACTTACTCCTTGCGATATTATGCCTAAATCAATTAAGTAACTATTTAATTTATTAAATATGATGGTTACGACAGTCTCTGCCATAATTTTATCGTATATACAGATATATTTTAGATATATTTGTATATTACAGACTTTGCTCGTATATCATACGAAAAACGACAGATTCTTATTCAATTGATTCGGCATTCCATGTCCAAACATCACCATGTAAATAAGCACAAATGCCGCAATGACGATCGACCGATCTTCCGCAATAAGTGGCGATTGGTTAAGGACATAACGCATCATCATATAAATAACCGCACCTATCATGGCCGCATGAACCAACATGATAGAACCCCGTTCATATGACATTTTATATGTTTTGTTTGTTTGTTTTCGTTATATTCATTCGCTAGATTATAAGTTTCACCGTTAGCGTCGTCCAAGAGAACGAACCATTTGACCAAAAATGCCTCCCCACAAACTTTTCATTACCATAATCGAACTCGACATGACAAACATTAATGTCGCAAAAATTCCCGCCAATTTATTTACTAAATCTCTCATCGCAATAATAATGCGTTGAAATCCAATAAGAATATTTGTGAATACACCATAAATGTTTTTCACAATGAACATAATCTTGTCGCGCATCTTTCCGATAAATCCACGAATATTTTCTGTGTCTTTCACGATTTTTGTGGCAACAGACCCGACTAACGAAATCACGTGATTCAAAGGCATCATAAGGTATTCCATATAGCTGCTTTGCGTAGTTTGAATACATTGCATGAAGTTATCTCCGACATCATGACCAAATAACTTGGCGAACGGCATTACAGCTGGACTACAACGATATAAAGGCCAATTATCTTTTACTTTTTTCATGCCTATCGCTAAAACATTCGAAAGGTAAAGACCTAAAAATATGACAATAATGATGATTGTATATATGATATCTGTTGATTTCATTACACTCGCAAGAACCGACGATATAATACGTCTTCAGTTATATTACACGCATATAATATCTATGAAGCACCTGCCGCCGTATCGAATTTTACAGTATAAATAATATTACGAAATATCATTAGCATAACCAACCTTTTTGGTATGACCTAGAAGACAATTATTAGTGATTGTGGCGACGATGATGAGAACGATTCTTGCGATTTGTTTTTCGCTTGCCTCTGCTTCCACCGCTTTGAGATACATAAGCATCGTTAATGCTATTGGATTGTGCTTGGTTATGTATAGCGGTAAATGACGCATTTTGCGCACCAGCGCACTGAGGACCACTTGAGCATATTGAACCAACTTGTGGAATCGCAATTCTCTGATCAGCACCTCCTTTCTGCGAGTGTTGGTGCCGGCTCTGGCTCTGGCTCTGGGTCTGGGTCTTTCGTCCTTTGTATCTGCGGATGAATGACCGGTGTTGATACTTGTGACTTCTCTTACCATGTTTTGTAACACGCTTTTTACGACGTCCTCCAGATAGCGTATTTACGGAATTCAACTGACTTTGTTGATCCTTCACATTTGCCATGGTTGCTTGAGGTGTCGCAATATTTGCCGGAACTTGAATATTCGCCGCATTATAACTTGGCGCTTGTGGAGCTTCTTGAACTTTAAGTGACATATTATGATATATACAAATAAAATTAGTTGCGTTTGAATAAAGTCTAAATACTATCTGTGTAGTATATACACGTAAGCAACCGATTACACTCATTATTAATAATGGACGACGAACAGCGTATTCACCTTCAAAAACTTATCGACGCAAATGGAACAGAAGATCATACCGAAGTGATCCGTCGTGTCAAGCATAGCTCACAGATTTACACTGATGTCACTACCATGATAAAACTCAAACATGAATACGGTCGTTTAGCCAAATCTAACCCGAAACAATTTGACGCAATATGTGTATCTCGATGCGGATTTTTATTCAAGTTTTACACCGACTTGTTCAATAAATTGAAAACAGGTGAAATCGACCTAAAACTTCTATTCCGAATGATACAAATCTTACGAGAGATCGAAGATGGTAAATTGGACCAACATGAAGGGTCATTCGAAGTTGGTAAAATTTTGAAGAGTATTTATGTGGATAGTGCGCTAAAGCGGTCTGAAAATTTAGACGCAGAGCAGACGAAGAAGGATAAGAAAACGGCGGCGAAAGCGGCGAAGACATCACGACCGGCGATTCCCGAGAAGAAGCTAACTTGGGCAGAATTCAAGGCTGCGCAGGAGGCAGGGACCGCACCGGATTCATAAATACGATATACCCATTCAAGTAAGTCGCAAATGACACCCACGCAAGATATGGGACAAGTAAGTATGCCGAGAGGCGGCTCACTGGATAAAACGCACGAATGTTCAGTGCGATGAACGTGAGCATTCCGAGAATTACGACGAAACTAAGGTCAGGGCGTTGCAGTGTGAAGAATAGCGGAGACCAGGAGAGATTCAGCACCCAAGCAGCGCAATAATAGAAGAACCCGGGAGAACGCACGGCAGCACGGATGGTGGTTGACGGTGTGGAGAGAAATACTACACCGGACGCAATAATGAGTATATACAAAATCGACCACGCAATCGGGAAGACCCAGCTGGGTGGAGTCAGGGAGGATTGATTGAGAGATTTATACCATTTGGAGTTGGAGGAATTCATTTTATGTATTGGATACATTATAATTTGAAAATCAAATTTGTGCTTCATTAAACCTGATATGCTTGAATTGAGCGTTAAATAATTATTGAATGATGATTGTTTGGAATATAATGCGACAGCATTAAATCACTATTACTAATTTCTTTTGAATTTGCGTATATTTCGCACGCATACTCAAATACAAGTATTTTTTACCCAATAACAAATTGAACTCGTATTTTCATCTGGTTTCATTTTTTTAGGATGAATAAGATTCAACTTATCAAACCGTTCTTGTTGCTCCCTTGTTAAGTTTTTTATAATCATAACTATTTATTACTAATTGATTTTTATAAATATGAAACAAGTATAAAATTGAATGCGTATTTTGTATATGATTTACAATATACACAACAACTGTAATGCCTCCTAAGTTTAAAATCAAACCTTCTGCCGCCGTAACCAATCACCCCGCTTCTGCTCATCTCTCTGCGACGGCTGCCTCCGCTGCGACTCGCCCCCGTGGCACAGGTCGCACTCTCGTCATCGTGGAATCCCCCGCCAAGTGTCAGAAAATTGAGTCCTACCTCGGGAAAGATAAATACACGTGTCTCGCTAGTTTCGGGCATATTCGAGAGATTGCCAACGGTCTGAAATCCATCGATGTTGATCACGATTTCGCCATCAAATTCGCAATCATGTCATCGAAGTATGCCCAAGTCGCAAAACTCCGTGCCGCCATCGCCGAAGCCACCGAAGTCATTCTCGCCACTGACGACGACCGTGAAGGTGAGGCCATCGCATGGCATTTATGTCAAGTCTTTCATCTCTCGGTAGAAACCACTAAACGCATTGTATTTCATGAAATCACGGAACCTGCGCTCCGTGCCGCCGTCGCAGCACCTCGCACCATCGATATGTCTCTCGTCTTGGCGCAACAGGCACGTCAAGTTCTTGACCTGATCGTGGGTTATAAAATATCTCCTGTTTTATGGACGTATGTCGCACATACAAATCTCTCTGCGGGTCGTTGTCAGACTCCGGCTCTGCGCCTCATCTATGAGAATTACAAAGAGATTGAAGCATCTACGGCAACCATGGTTTATACTATATCTGGAGTCTTCACTAAACTCAATCTTACATTCCATCTCTCGAGAGAAATCGAAGGCATGGAGGATTCTTCTCATCTCGAAACATTCATTCGTGAAACAGCAGCAGCACCTGATTCTGGGTTTCGTGCGACTGTGCGACCCGCTAAAAAGCTTACAAAGGCGCCGCCATCGCCCTATTCCACCAGCACGCTTCAACAGGCGGCAAGTAATGAACTTCATCTCTCGCCTAAGCTTACCATGTCACTGGCGCAGAAGTTATATGAACAAGGATATATTACGTATATGCGAACCGATAGTAAGGTGTATTCTGCGGATTTCATCGCAAAGGCGCAAACTTATATTCTCAAACGGTTCGGAGGGGAAGGAACTTCGACGGAGGATCTTCTTGGTAATCTCTCGGGGGCAAAAGACGCCGCCGCAGCAGCCGCCGCTGCCCATGAAGCAATTCGTCCCACGGACATCTCTCGAACATTACTTCCCCAATCTTGTCATCCGAGCGAACATCGTCTCTATTCTATGATTCATCGAAATACACTCGAGAGTTTAATGGCACCAGCCATATGTCAAACGATTACGATGGCGATTTCTTCACCGGTTGCTGTCATGTCGGCGACAGGCGCACCCACAGAATGTGAATACCGTTACACAGCTGAACAAGTGATAAAGCCAGGTTGGAAGCTTGTCATTGGCGGATATGACGCAGAGGCGAGAGAATATGCGTATTTTGCGTCCTTTGCTACCACGGCCGCATCCACCGCGCACACGATGCCGTTCAAGCGTATCATGACGAAATGTTCGCTTCGAAACTCAAAATCACATTATACGGAATCGGGGTTGGTTCAGTTGCTCGAGAGAATGGGAATCGGGCGTCCATCTACATTCTCAAGTCTAGTGGATAAGATACAAGAACGTGGGTATGTGAAACTCCAAGATGTTCGTGGTAAATCTCTCGAATGTCGTGAATTTGTGATATCAGACAACAAAACCATCGATTCAAAAACGGAAGTTCGAGAGATTGGTGGAGAATCACGCAAACTCGTCATTCAACCTCTCGGAATCATCGTTATCGAATTCCTAATGGAACATTTCGCACCATTATTCGAATACGAATTCACGAAGAATATGGAGAATCAACTTGATGAAATCGCAACCGGTGGAATGGTATGGCATGAACTCTGTTATAAATGCTGGTTTGATGTCGGGACGCAACTACAAGAATTGAAAGAGCGTGGAGTCATCAAAGAAGAAATTCAGATCGACGACCGGCATTCGTATATCATGGGGAAGAATGGGCCGGTTATTAAATGTCGTGTGACAGACGATGACGCAGATGTGGAGAGTGACGATGACGCAGCGAGCGAGTCCGACGCCGATACCGACCCCCCTAAACCCACAGAAAAGAAACCGAAATTCATATTTAAAAGTGTGCGTCCAGACCTAGAATACTCCAAAATCCAGCGTGGTGAATATTCTCTCGCATATATGCTAGGCGAAGCCGAAGCTGAACACAACGGACAAGGACAAGGTGACGAAGGCAAACCCGGAGTCATCGCCGCAGCTGCGCCTACACCCGTCTCGATCGCAGGAGGTGGGCGTATGATGGGAGAATATCAAGGACAAAATGTCATCATTAAGAGCGGAAAGTATGGTGCGTATATTGTCTGGGGAAGTATGAATATATCGTTAAAGCCATTATTGGGCGATGACAGTGGCGGTGGCGGTCGTGGGCGTGGGCGTGGGCGTGGTGGCGGTGGTGGTGGTGGCGGCAAATCCGAATTTGATTTGTCATTACAAGACGTGATTACATTTATCGAAAAGTCATCTGGAAGCGCTGCTGGAGACAGCACAGAGGGCACCGCCACGACGACCGCACCTTACCAAGGACAAATCATGCGCACGATTGACGAAAATACAACAATAAGATATGGAAGATATGGACCGTATATCTTTCATAAAACGGCGAAAATGACGAAACCGGCATTCGTGGCGCTAAAAGGCTTCGCAGAAAAACATGGGAATTATATAACCTGTGATGCGGGGGTGATACATGAGTGGATTGCGACAGGTGGAGCAGGGGAGGGGGCTGCCCCGGCGAAACCGAAACCGAAACCGAAGATACCATTTACATTCTACAAAAAATAATCCCAAACGCGCAATATCCCCTCTTCCAGGGTGACATCACACCTGAACCCGAACAATTCCTGCGCCTTTGTAATGACAGGTCGCCGGCACATCGGATCGTCTTGCGTCCTCGGCAAGTATTTCACCCCGAATGCGGCTCCGTCGCCCCCCTCCCCCCGCCGCCTTAACACCCGCCTAAATACATCGACCAACTGGTTCATCGTAAATTCGCAATCAGGATTACCGATATTTACCGGACCCGTCGTAAGAATATCACCACTAGGTCTGTCCATAAACGCCACCAACGCCCGCACCATATCATCCACGTAGCAAAACGACCGGGTCTGCGTCCCATCCCCGTAGATTTCGACCGATGCGCCACGCTTGATTTGACGAATAAAATTGGTGATCACCCGTCCATCATTCAAGTCCATCCGTGGCCCATACGTATTAAATAATCGTGCGACTTTCAACTCTAATTCTGGGAAACGTTTCTGGTATTCATAAATCAACGTCTCTACTACCCGTTTTCCTTCATCATAACAAGACCGCTCCCCCACTGTATTTACATTCCCGTAATATGACTCGGATTGAGGATGAACCAATGGATCGCCATAAACCTCGCTCGTGGATGTAAAAAGCATCTTACAATTATATAATACACAGTAATCAAGCACGCGCTGGGTTCCATTAATCGATGTAAGCAACGTTTCCATCGAGTATTTTTTATATTTTTCAGGCGATGCGATCGACGCAAGATGATAGATTTCATCTACATGTTCGCCAAATAAAGCAGGGCAAACTGGCTTCGTGATATCATATTCTATAAATTTAAACCGCATACTCGAGAGAATCTCTCGCAAATTATCTAAATGTCCCGTAATGAGATTATCAAGACAAATGATGTAATGTTCCTGGCAAATGTCATGAAGATAAATACACAGGTTCGACCCAATAAATCCAGCGCCACCGGTAACAACAATTGTTTTTTTCATTGTAGTTCGAATCTATTTACATAATCTAATTATTATCTAAATAGTGTATAACCGATATAACAACAATTCCGCCACATAATGGAAAATATTGCCAGTCCAAATGATCTTGTCCCATCATTCAAAATATTCTCGATGTTGATCATCATTACGATTGTCGTGAAAATGATATTTCAGTATAGTTATAATGAAAATGCTGCTCCGTCCTTTAGCGATGTAACTAGTTTGACCGATGTTTCGCTTATTAAAGATGAAATCAAGAAAAAAGACTCATCCAATATGAAAAAAGAAATTACAGTATATTTCAAGTCATATATTTTCTACTACCTCACGCTATTATGGACAGTTTGTCTCATGATTACCATCGTCAGCATTACAATAAATAAATATAATCCAGACAAACCGGGTTGTATGATGCGGATGAGTTTGCTTAACGTAATTCCGATTACACTATTCATGTTATTACTTGGGTGGATCATTTACCAAAATACTATATATTATAAAAAAATCAACTCGGGGCATGTGGCTGAAACATATGTTACATTTGATATCGCAGTCAACGTCCTCTTACTGATACAGGCCGGCATTATGTATGCGTATATCAATCAACAGATGCTTTGTTCATCTGAAATGAATCAGTATAGTGAAGCAATGTCTAAGTATGGTCCTTATATTGCTGGTTTTGTTGCGCTTCTTGCTGGAGGTTGTATGACACTCAACGAAATCATTTTGAGGTTCTTTACAACTGACGGATAGCTAGCATATCTGTCATACCCCTCCCGCCACACCCCCGCCACACCCCGCCACACCCCCGCCCACCCGCCACACCCCGCCACATCCTCCCCCACAAATCCACCCCACATATCGCCCTGCGTCGTTTGGGGGCGCAACCCCACTAGATAAACTTAAACGTCAGCCCACAAAATTTTTCATTATCCCATACTCCAGATATTTTTATAATGAAATGTTGGAACTGCGGTTTATCATATTGCCGCATTTCATTTTTCCATACACTAATAATTCCGCTTTTAAGTTGCTGATGTATGTCTTTGACCTTATGTTGTTGTTCGTGTTGTTCTAATAGCGGATGCTCTAAACGCAGCCATTTTTCTAGAATACCTACTTCGATATCATTAAAAATCTTTATCATTTTAGAATTATGGTCATATTCTGGATCGAAATGTAAATTATAAATGTTACTATTGAAATTTTGTTCAATTTGTTTCACAAACAACTCAAATTGAATATATACCCCATTCATTATGAAATCATTTGTGGAATATGTGATACGGTTAAACGTGCTATTTGCGATATGTGTGTTCATTTTTTTCTCCGTAAAATACACTTGAGATAAACGATATTCTGTTGGTGTAATGACTACGTTCATCGTCTCAGGAAGTCGTTCGTTATATGTTAGATAATTATGGGTTTAAGCAAAATTTTGTGTCATCTATATATATATCTCTGTCACGATATACCAACGAAATGAAAAAGGATAACTATCGCATTACAAATTATACACGTAAGATGGCAAAGAAAATCGGTGTTGTCGTAAAACCATCTACAAACCCAGAAAAAAAAATAGACGTATTTCGCAAATCACGGAAAATAGCAAGTGTTGGTGCCGCAGGTATGAACGATTTCCCAACATATATTCGAACCCGAGGTCTTGCTTATGCTAAAACACGTCGTCGTCTATACAAAATGCGGCATGAACGAGATCGTCATATGAAATGGAGTAATGGTTGGTTGGCAGATAAGTTATTGTGGTAATACACTTATATGCGTAAATCGGTATAAATCAAGAACACGCATACATATAATAATACTTAAACATGCGATTTTTCGAATCACATTTTACAGATTACATTCTCAAAGTGGATGAATTCTCGTTACATCCAATTATAAAAAAAACATTCTTGACATTTCCAGCCGAGATTCAATTGCTACCAAACATAATTATACATGGTCCTAGTGGTGTTGGTAAATATAGTCACGCACTCTATTTCATTTCACGTTATAGTCCTTCCCGATTAAAATATGAAAAGAGAATTGCGGTGGCATACAACAAAGATACATTTTTTATGAAGATTAGCGATTGTCATTTTGAAATCGACATGTCTCTTCTTGGATGCAACTCCAAACATTTATGGAATGAAATCTATAATCAAATTTTAGATATCGTAAGCGCTAGACCGCAAACCTCGGCATTTGTTATGTGTAAGAATTTTCATAAAATACACAGTGAATTACTTGAAACATTTTATAGTTATATGTTGTCAAATGATCAAGTATCACTGCGGTTCATTATAATAAGTGACAATATCAGTTTTCTTCCGGATAATATACTTCACCGATGTAAGCGTATTCCGTTTAAAAGACCTAGTGTTGCGGCATATAATAAATGTTTGAAAGTAGTCACAGGAACAGGAACAGGAACAGGAAATGTAACGTCAGTTGGTTCTAACTCTGTCATGGATATTGTCAAACCAAACCCGATTCGTCTTAGTAGTAAATATCAATTAGATACGATTACAAACATCAAAGCATTAAAATCAAACATAACAGAACTGAACGACCCTCATGAAAATGTATGTAATCATATTATTGAAATTATCAAGTCGCCAAGTAACGAATTAAAATATGACGAACTGAGAGAATGTTTGTATGATATTCTTACCTACGACATCAATATTCAAGAATGTGTATGGTTTATATTACGTAGGCTCATTATAGACGGCATATTATTACCGACAATGATGAATGATATACTGTTAAATACCTACGTGTTTTTACAGTATTTCAATAATAATTACCGCCCGATATATCATTTAGAGAATTTTGTCCTATTATTAGTATGTAAGATACACGGCTATACGCATACATTACCTGATGCCTAGTCCATTTCCGTTTCCATTTCCGTTTCCAGAACAAATTCAAAAATCACTTCATATACTTGGATACCCTGAAAATACACCACCATCTTCTTTGAAAGAATTGAATAAACGATATCATATACTTGCTCTTAAGCATCACCCCGACAAATGTCTTCATGAATCACCCACACCCACACCCACACCCACACCCACACCCACACCCACACCCGACGTAGAAGCAACCGAACGGTTCAAAGAAATTAATCACTCACATAAATGCTTACTTGAATATTTCTATTCATCATCGTCATCATCAAATGACTTTGAACATCACCAAACCGATAACGAATACAATAGTATATTTCAGATATTCATCCAAACAATTATTTCGAAAATGACACAGCATGAAACTAGCGCCGAGTCTATTCAAACGCTTATTCACCATATTATAACGAAGGGAATACACTCTGCGATAAGTATATTTCGAAGTATGGATAAACAAACAACCCTTATGATTTATGATATTCTCTCGAAAAATCAAGACTTGTTCGGAATATCTCGAGAGACGATGGATGAACTCACTACAATCATGGAAGAGAAGACAAGTTCCGACATTGTGATTCGATTAAACCCATCATTATTGGATATGCTTCTCGACCGTGTATATATTCTTCATGAATGTGGTCATTCGTATTACATTCCATTATGGCATAGTGAGCTTCATTTTAAAATTGGTTCTACGCAAAAAAATCAAGAAAACGACGAATACGGCGAATACGACGATACGAAAGAAGGCGAACTCATTGTATTATGTGACCCAGAACTGCCAGATCATGTTACAATGGACGACCATAATAATATCTATATATCTCTCGACGTAAGTATAAATGAATTATTTAAAACGCAGATGGTGCCAGTTATCATTAGCGAAGAAATAAAGGCCAACAACATCATATATTATTTACACGCAAAGGATGTAACATTACGAACTGATATTACGCAAAAGGTGTTACTGCATGGATCTGGAGGTATTGCGTCTATACATAACAGCACGACAAATACAAGCGATATGTATAAAGTCGATAAACGCGCAAATGTATATGCGAATGTTCGTATTGTTGCGTAATAAAAATTGATTCTAAAATATACAAGTCTAGAAGGTAGTTGAACCGTATAACATAATGCCGACTTCCGGACTCACACCCTCTTTCTCTGAGTTATCCATAAAACTCACAGAAAAATTATCAAAAGACGAAAAAAAGAATGGAGGTATATTCTTCACGCCGCCAGTATGTGTTCAAAGCATACTCACTCTTTTACGCAAAAGTATATCGAAAAAGATACACCATATACTTGAGCCATCATGCGGGTCAGGTGAATTTATAACTGCGTTGTCATCTGAATACCCCGATGCTCGGATTACAGGAATTGAGTTTCATCCTATCATTTATGATTCGGTATCAAAGAACTTCGCTGGAGATAAACGTGTATCGATTCTTCATGCGGATTTTCTCTCGATCACCCCCATGACAATATCGTCAGCACCGGATCTCATTATTGGGAATCCTCCTTACTTCGTCATGAAGAAAGACGCTGTTCCGAAAGATTACTATCCATATTTTGATGGTAGACCAAACATTTTCGCATTATTCATCATTAAGGCTGCTGGATTATTACAGGACGGCGGAACGTTATGTTTTGTTTTGCCTTCGAGTTTTATGAATTCGTCGTATTACGACAAAACACGAAAATATATTATTGCTCATTTTACGATTCTTCATGTCATACGATGTGAATCGTTGAGTGAGAGTGTGAAATACATCGACACAGCGCAAGATACAATCGTTCTGATTCTTGAAAAGCGAACAGGACAGGGTGCTGCCAACGTAGCTGGTGTATTTGAAAAACATGGAATGACGATATTTACAGACAACGTTCCTCGATTGATTCGTTTATATTCTGGGTCACAATCACTTGCGGAACTTCATTTCAGTGTTCATGTAGGCACCGTCGTATGGAATCAATGTAAGGCAATCCTAACCCATGATTCATCAAAAACACGTCTCATCTATAGTTCAAATATTGAAAACAATGCGTTTGTTCATAAAACATATAAAAATCCCGAAAAAAAAGCTTTTATCGACAAGCAAGGAATTCAATCGGCGATGATTGTGTTAAACCGAGGGTATGGTGTTGGAGAGTATCAATTCGATTATTGTTTCATTACACCGGAGATTGTTGGTAGCAGCACGTTCTTAGTTGAAAATCACTTGATATGTATTACGCCGACATCCAGTGAATCAGACTCTTCCCACGAAGAATCACGTTTTCAGCGCATTATGCGGTCATTTCGTGACCCACGCACGAGAGAATTTATTGAATGTTACTTTGGAAATAGCGCAATCAATACAACAGAATTGAATTATATGCTTCCCATTTACAACTATGAGATTTGAAACGAAGGAAATGCGATTCCGTTGCCGTTTTTCCAACGAAGAAGAATATTTATTTTTTTACCGGTTTCGCTTACACATTCATATCGAGAGTTTTTAGGATTTTTCACACATCCGACAATATTGTAATTCGAAGAATCAACGGTTTGTAGTGTAATTGAAGCCGCATCCGAGACACCTGGTTGAAAGAGCATATAAACCTTACCCTCTTGACTCGATCGAAGATAATCCGATAGTTTTACGATATCCAGTTCATTTTCTGCGATGAATTTCGTAATACTTTCTTTAGACAATGTTTTACACAAATTGTAAAATGCGATGTCGTCCGGTGCGTTTGTAAATTGACTGCTTGTTGAACACCCCGCATAATATTTGTCCTGAAAGCGTTTCATACACGCAGGCACATTGTTATGGATTTGTTTTAACCATTCTTCACGGGGTGGCAACCCCCCATCATCCAAATGCGCAGCATCGGCAATTTTCGCCATATAATTGTCATAGAAGAACTCTTCATACGATGATGATAAATACTGACTAGGTTTCATGGGCGAGACAAACTGAGGTGTATCACTTATTTTGGATGCGTTGAATTTGAATTCGACTTTGTGTTCTTTTTTCACACCATCGATACCGGTGAATCGAAGTAAGAAGTCATAATTGTGAGTTCGACCTGCCGCATGAAAACACTCGACATGCGTATGAGTATATTCACCATTCCCTAACATCATCTGATGAAGAAACGCATCGACGGTTTGTTTCATATTGTGCCAAAGATGGGTTTTATAGTATGCGGATGGAATCTTATTGTCAATGATTGCGCAAATAATCGCTTCACGCAGTTTATTGTTTTTATCATTTTCACCACGACCGTTGGCGCCGGTGCTTCCACTCTTGCGGTTCGCTTCCAATGACGCACGTGTAAGAACATGTATGCTATTTCCTCTGATGAGCTGTCCAAGATACATAAACGGCATTAACAATACACATTTGCCGTTGATTCCTTTAACTGAGATTCCTTTTTTCATTTCACTGGTTACAATCTTGTATTTCAGTATAACCTACAAAAGTATTTCAATTTTTTGGTATTTACGTAAAAAAAATGAAATCACCTAAGTATGATAGTTAGTATAAGAATATTACACACACACAGACACACAGACACACAGACACACAGACACACACGAACATACCTGTAGATAACCAAACACATTTTCACGACTTCATCTTCTTGAGTATTATTAGATTCGACCTTCGTCCTTAGACCTTGCGCACAATCTTTTTCTTTGAAGCAGCATCGCCGGAAGCACCAGCAGCAACAATCGGGGTCGGCTTCACAGCAGCCGCAGGAGTAACTGATACACTAGCTGTTCTAGTAAGAGTAGGAGCCGCATCTTCTTCTTCATCATCCTCGATGACAGCACATACATTATCGTGATGTTCATCACCATCCGCATCTCCATCCACATCCGTCGGCACAACTTGTGCGACAATCTTTGTCTTGTCCTCATCATCAAGCTTGATGTGACACTTACCTTTGAGTGACATCTTGGGCTTTACGATCGCTTGAAACAACTTCCAAGTCACACCAAATTTACCATTTGCGAACCAGATTCCACCACACTGAATCGATACAGCAATATGACTACCTTTCGCAATCAAATCCTGAGGAGACAACGCCGGATTCATGGGATCAGGAAACACGGGACGCATATCAACATCATAGAGCTCCAACTCTTTCCAAGCTCCCTCCCAAAAAGGCAACTTCACTTTAATCGTTGGCGCACGAGACAAATCGGCTTCAAGAGTATCTTTGTTCTTGGGATACTTCAAAACTGGCGTCCAAAGCGCATCCACTGCGTCGGCAGTCATCTTGGGCTTACTGAACCATTCCTTTGAGTTCGTGATTGCGTCGTCCTTAATCTTCTTCTCGAATGCTGCCATATTCTCTAGAAACTTCTTGGTAGCAGGCGTCTCAAACCCCTCATTTGGAAACTGAAGAGCGAGATCATAACTTACCTTACCATTCTTGTCATCCGTAAATGATTGGACACCCCACGTAAGCATAAGAGGCGAAGACAAATTGAGAACGGTGCTGGTCTTTGAATTCACGATACCAACGCTTCGGCCGCCAAGTGAATTCACCTTGGGTTTCGTATATTTCATATCCTTATCAGGGTTAAAGGAAGCACCGGGAATAACCATTTCAGAAGCCATTATGATTGTAAGTGTGTTGAACGACGATGTAATACGTTGAACGATGATATATGTCTTCGTATCAATTGTTTAAATCAATTTTTTCGGATGATTGAAATTGAAATGCTAAAATGGTTCATCGATACAATAGAAAAAACTCGGTATCAATGTGTTGGTGTTGTGTAATTTCATGATAACATTATCAAGTTATCATAAAATATTATAATTCATCGTAGAAATCAATGTAGAAATCATTGAAGAATTCGCTGATGGAACCAATTAGCACCTTCTCTTATCAAATATAGAAACAACTTCCTTGACAAGAAGTTCGAACTCTTCTCGCTGCGAAACGGAAAGGGTCAATGTATTCTTGAGTTTAGTGAGAATCTCCTGAAGACGATCACGTTCTTTTTCAATCAAGGCGGTCTTTTCAACTTCAGACTTGTATTCATCCGATAAGGTTGCGAGACGTTTCAATTCAGAAGTGTATTCGCTGTTATCCTCTTCTAATTGATTCTTATATTTATTATAATGATTAATGAATGCAGTAGCAACATATCCAGAAATGTTGTGTGTATCAAAATGAATCCCTGTAAGAAGCGTCATCATCTCATCTTTGTATTCGTCTTTGATAATTTTACTATCAACCACATTCTTCACGGCGGCAATGTGGGACGCAAGCTCCTCAAGAGACTTGAGAAACTCCGGTCGCATCGCATCTAAGGTTTGTAAATAATTTGTATCAGCGATCAGTTTCTTGAAATGAGACTGAATCGTAGCATTCAAACGTTGTGTTTCGTCAAAAAGTTTTGTCAATTGCTTACGAGATGTTTCAAGACGAAGTTGTTCGTTCTTAAGAGTCACACTTACTCCGTTAAAATTATTACGATTTTCCGCCTCAATCTTTTCTTGTTCGCTGGCGGTTTGTTTAATTAACGATACAATCTTAAGTTGGAATGACTTAAGGTTGGCGTTCGTCTTTGGCATGGTTTTAATAATTTCATTGACAACATTATCTTTTTCAGCAGCAGTAGCAGCAGTAGCAGCAGTAGCAGCAGTAGCAGCAGTAGCAGCAGTTGGTTCGCGATCTTCACTCGATTCTGCTACTGTCGAATCCGAAGTAGGAACAATCACCGATCTATCCGATGACTCACTAACTGTAAGCGTTGGTGATGATCTAACAGCAGATGATTTTGGTTCATCATCTCTTTGAGGTTCGTCTGAAATAGGCGTTGAATTTGGTTCAGATTTTGAGTCAGTAGTCATTTCGGTTTCTGAAACACGTTGGTCGATTGATGTGGATGATGATACAACTGCTGGCTTCACAAGAGACTTAGCTGCCGCTGGCTTCACAAGAGACTTAGCTGCCGCTGGCTTCACAAGAGACTTAGCTGCCGCTGGCTTCACAAGAGACTTAGCTGCCGCCGAATCAACTGTGCTCTTTTTACGCTCAATAATTACATTTTTGGAGGCCGATGTTTCTTGTGTCTTCGGGCGCTTCAAATCACCACAAACATTATTCTTTAATGTGCTGAATGTAAGCTTCATTGCGGTCTTCGCAAGTGAGCATTCAATACCACTGCAAGCAGCTTTTTTAACGCAAGATAAGATTTCTTTATTACAACCAGTTCCCCGAGTAGATGATGAACCGCAGCACTGATCATGGATTTTACAGCATGAATCAAGAGAATCTTTCGCAGGAACGCCCCATCGACAGTTTGGACCTTCTGCTCCTTTGAATTTTTGACCACCACAATAATTGGGACCGCAATAGTTGCCGTAAATTTTAATTCCATTGACTTTGGGAAGAATTGACTTTGCTTTGGCCTTTGCCTTATCTACGCCAGACTTCACAGCTTTCTTCACCTTCTTCAATACGTCCTTTACCTTAGGCTCTGCCTTCTTCAATACGTCATTGACTTTTGTTTCGGCTTTCTTAACAACCTTCTTCAAAGCGTCATTCACCTTAGGCTCTACCTTCTTCACAACCTTCTTCAAAGCATCCTTCAACTTTGGTTCGTCCTTCTTCACAACCTTCTTCAAAGCATCCTTCAACTTTGGTTCGTCCTTCTTCACTAGAGTATTAACAGCACTTTTTATGGTTGGTGATACTTTGGTTACAACATTTTTCACCTTATCTTTTGATTTTTTTACTGTATCAACCACTTTCTTTACTTTCTTAATTGCGTCTGTTATCTTTGGTGCTGCAGTTTTAATTATTGTCAAAGGAATATTTGCCCCAGGAATCAATTGAAGTGCTGGTAATCCCACCGGCGCAACAACCTTTGCTACTTTTACTACCGCTTTTGCTGTCTTTTTTAATGCGTTTGGAACATCATCGACTTTGTCTGCGACTTTGTCTGCGACCTTTTTAATCACCGAAAATCCTTTCTTTAAAAATCCACCTTTTTTCTTCTTTTTTTCAGGGACAGGAGCAGGTGCTGGCTTCGGTGCGGGAGCGGGTGCTGCCTTGATGACCGCAGGTGCTGGCTTGGGAGCGGGAGCAGGTGCTGCCTTAATGACCGCAGGTGCTGGCTTGGGAGCTGGAGCAGGTGCTGCCTTGATGACCGCAGGTGCTGGCTTGGGAGCTGGAGCAGGTGCTGGCTTGGGAGCTGGAGCAGGTGCTGGCTTCGGAGCGGGAGCAGGTGGGGATTTGGGCTTGTGAAAAATACGCTGAACCTGTTTTACAATACGCTTAAATTTTAACAGTCTTCTTCCAGAACCAACTGAAGTATCCACATTTTCAATCTCATGATCTTGGCTCTCATCAACTTCATCACTTTCGGCGTCCTCTGCGTCGGTTTCATTGTCCTCTGCGTCGGTTTCATTGTCCTCTGCGTCGGTTTCATTGTCCTCTGCGTCGGTTTCATTGTCCTCTGCGTCGGTTTCATTGTCCTCTGCGTCGTCGTCGTATTCGTAATCGTCGTCGTCGTCGTCGTCGGCCATTCGTTCTTCATCCACGGAATTAAGACTAAGAATTCCACGATGCGGGGTTGCTTTTGCCGTATCATATATTTTCATATCTTCATTATTCAATGACATTTTTGCGTCTTCTGAATTGAAAGAATCCAATTTCCGTTCAGGAACATCAAGTATCGCAATTCCCGATACTAGTGATGCCGAGAGAAGACAAAGTAACACGCATGAAGAAATACGCATTAAAAAGCAGTTATACAATAGTATCACAAAATATCTTTATGTTATAAAGATGATATAAACATTATTATCTATACATTTATTAATAGCTTTAACGCTCCATAGCGTAAATGACATCTACACCTACAGAAACGCCTACTTATACAGAAGCACATACACCTACAAACATGCTAAATAATCGAGCAGAAACACAAAAATTATACACCACACTATTACAGTTTAGTCTTTATGATAATCCACACAAGTATTATGCTCGAAAAATAAAGTTGAAACGTATGCCGCAAACATTACAAACATTATCTTCGGGTTCGTCTGGATCAACTGAATACATTATTGCGTCATCATATTCTTCTCAGACAACATCTGTTTCAAATACACAAAATGACGCAATACGAACTCGTAAAAAAATGAAATTAACATCTACTACAGAAACTGATGGAGAACCAGAGTCACCTAAATCAAGTAAAGTTGAAGAAGAATTGGAATCTAATGTCATTATTTATAAGCCGACTGAACACGAAAAAATGAAAAATACAAAGTATTCGTTGGCCGAATTACGAACATTATGCCGACATTATGGAATTAAAAAATCTGGAACAAAACCAGAACTATCCCAACGCATTTATAATTATTTGAAACAGTCATACTACATCGTAAGAATTCAGCGTATTTTTAGAACATTCGTCTCACAGAAGTATAGGGTATTATGCGGTCCCGGATATTTACATACATCACAATGTGTAAATGACACCGATTTTTATACATTTGACAAGTTGTCTATAATAAAGCCAACAGAATTATTCACATATCGAGACAGTGATGACAAAATCTACGGATTTCATATCGCTTCGTTTTTTCATCTCATCATGAGCTCATACCCAAATATAACCAATCCATACAATCGAAAAATGATTCCAGCGTTAGTGATCCGGAACCTTTATGAAAAATTGATATATGGTTCTTTATTAGGATTTCGTGTTTCTGTCAAACTAGACGATTCAGAGGAGGAAGAAGAAGAACCCGTTGTAAATACAACCATATCAAGTGGTGGTCTTTCTCGAGAGAAACAAGAAGAGTTATTCATCGTTGATTTATTCCAACATATCAATACGCTAGGTAACTATTCGGATTCGGAATGGTTTATTGTGTTGCAACGGGAAGAACTTATACGCTTCATTCGTCATATTCATGATATATGGTATTATCGTGCAAATTTAACACAAGAGATGAAAGAACGTATATCCCCACCAAATGGCAACCCCTTTGTTCTTCATAACGCACATATAAATTTAAATATAATAGCATTACTTACTACGGCTGAATTACGAACAATATGCGTATCGGTGATTGAAAGAATGACACGCCGAGGTATCAGTCGTGAAGACCAGTGTCTTGGTGCTTTTTATGTTTTAGCCACACTGACGATCGTAAATCAAGACGCTCGTAACGCATTACCTTGGTTATATGAAGCGGTTTTATAATAAACATGAATAGAATTATAATTACACGAAATATGCTGTTGTGCGAAAACAACTTAAAAAGACTTTACTCATATGTGTATAACCAATAACATGGTCAAGTCTGCTCCTTCTTCTACTGCTGTTTCTAGCTCTGCTACTCCTGCCGCCTCTTCCGCTGCTCCTGCCGCAGCCAAGCCGGCCAAGGCTCCTGCTACTCCCAAGGCCGCCAAGGCCGCCGACGCCGCTCCCGTGAGTGTGCCCGCCCCCGCCCCCGCCCCCGCCGTTGATGGTGCTGAGGCTTCTACTCCTGTTGCTGAGCTCGATGGCTCTGTTAGCACTGCTCTTTACACCAGTGTTCTTACTAAGCTTCAGAGTGCTCAGGCAGTTCTTGCTTCCATCCGCTCTGAGGTCAATGAGCTTAAGCGTCAGCATGCCCGTGAGCTTCGTGCCGCAAATAAGGCGAACAAGCGTCGCAAGACCAACGCCAACCGTGCTCCTTCTGGTTTCGTGAAGCCCACTCTTATCTCCAACGAACTCGCCGCCTTCCTTGGAAAGCCTGAGGGAAGCGTTCTTGCTCGCACTGAGGTTACTCGTGAGGTTAATGCTTATATCCGCAACCAGAAGCTCCAGGATAAGGACAACGGTCGTAAGATCAACCCTGATGCCAAGCTTCTCAAGCTCCTGAAGCTGAAGAAGGGTGAGGAGCTTACCTACTTCAACCTCCAGAAGTATATGGCTGCCCACTTTGCCAAGTCCTCTGCTGCCCCTGCCCCTGCCGCAGCCGCAGCCGCTGGTGGTGCTGTCAAGGCTTAAATAACGTAAAAATAATGAAACAAAAAAATGAATACAACAAAAACTGTTGGATTCATTTTCGCTTACTTACCCTGTTCATTCAAATACTTATTCTTGTTCTTGTTCTTATGAAACCGGTGAAGTTCTTCAAACGATGTTGCGTTGATTCCATATACTTCAGTTGCGATGACATTCGCATGTTTATCGGGATTTTGGTTGATTCCATACACGGGAGAAGATGTAAGCGAACCATTCCCAGATGAAAGCGATTTAATGATTTCTTTATCGCTCGGAGATGATTCTATAAATATGAAGTCTTCTTTCATCATGATTTCGATGATACGCTTTCGGTGAATGTCTTGCCGATTCAAAACAACAAGTTGCTTGTATCCATCACTCCCGATAATGTCAAACATCGCTTCATTTGATATATACGTTATTGCGCTAATAATACTACCTGATGCGTCAATGGTTCGCTGTTCCGTTTTCTTACTATTTGGATTGACGCTTTGTTCAGAATACCAATCATAAAATCCGCCACCGCTTTCATGATATTTCTCTCTCTCTTTTGAAGACAACGATTTGAATTTTTTTAATTTCTTATAAACCATATCCGGTGATACAAATCCTTGTGTAATTAGACTAGCATCCGTTTTCGTAGTCGTAGTCGTAGTCGTAGTCGTAGATGAATAGTCTGTTCCACACACGACACACATCATTTTAAACTCTTGTTGAGTCAAACCCAACGTTTTCATAATTTCAACAGTGTCATATCGCATCACCGAATGATTTAATAAACTTACATTCCGTAACACTACTGGACATCCATATACAAACATATCCGTGTCATCACTCATACAAGCATCAACTCGTTTTCGAATCGATAATTTCGCACATAATGCGTCGGCTTCACCTTCTGCGTCAATCGTCGCAAATCCAAAACTAACAAGAAGTTCTTTTACACTGCTGACATCACAATCACGTAAGCGAACGAATCGTTTTTTGAGCTCACGCATCGTTTCTTCAATATCATCCAGTTCAGTAGTTGTAATTTCACACCCAGATGCGTCCTTCTTTTCTTTTGTCATTTTCAGCAGACTATCGTATTGTTTTTTTGCTTCTTCTTTCTTTTTTTTTCGTATTTCGATGACCTCCGTCTTTTGTGGAGGAGGGGGTCCATCGAAGACAAACACCGCATGAATATCGTAATATCGAAACACTGATGCCATGAGATACATGTTCTCTAATAACGCGCCTTCGCCTGAATACCGATACATATATATACTTGTGTCCACTGCGATTCGTTTTCCAGATAATTCTCTAAAATGAACCCGATATGACGCATTGGGACATTTGTGTTGTATAAATCGATTTAAATTTCGAACACCCATTTTCTTTATGTAAAATCACGTATGCACTTAACATAAAAAAAGATATTTGATTCAATTTTATTACTGGGTTTGCGCTGGGTTTGTCCTAGATTGTGTCGGCACACGACGCCGTGAGGCCGTGAGACCGACCGTTCCATTGTGTGTTGATTTATACCTGTGGTGCTAAAACCTCATCGTCAGAATCAAACGTATTCTCATCGATGATAATTACATGCTCTTCACGTTCTTCTGGCTGTTGCTGTTGCTGTTGCTGTTGCTGTTCCGCATACTCATTTACAATAAGTTGGATAGGATCATCCCCTTGAGTCGGTGCTACTGCTCTTTCTATCGTATCTTCCGCTTGTTGGCAACGAGGATGGTATTTCTTTTCATGTCGATGAATATGACGCTTCACATAATCCTTTAGATCATAATAATCACGATCCAACTCACGATACATAACTTCTTTCAAATCAGCTACATCTTCTTGGACATTACTTACATCTGTCGTATTTTGACCAATATCATCAATCATTTGATCGACTGATTCTCTCACATCTGATAATTCGAGATCCACCATTCCAATACTCTTTTTAAGCGTTTCACTATTCTCTTGTATCTGCTTGATATGTTCCAACGTTCCGAAATATCGATACGAATGGTATTCATTTGAGCGTGTGATCAGGTCAGTGAGTTGTTCATTCATATTTTGGACAACTTGTGCGCGTGTTTTGCTCTCAAACTCTCGTTCCTTCATAATCGCACGAGTAATTTCTTCACGAAGTTCGTCCATTTTATAGTTCTTAATGTTGAGTTGGTGCTTCATCGTATCTTCTACATGTTTGAGGCGTTCATTCAAAGCTTCATTCGCAGATACGGCGGCATCCAACTTCGCCATCAAATCATTTTCTCGCTGAACGAACATCTCATAATCACGATAGTATGTATCATTCAACTCTGCCATTTCTTCTTGGTGTCGAACATTTTCATTTTGAAGATTCTTAATTCGTGTATCAAATTCACTTCGAAGTTTCTCAATATATGCGAATATCTCATCATTCGCAGATGATGAACCGTAATTGATGTCATCCTTCAACTTGTCACATTTCTTATTCACGTATTTCCTTATTTTGCGAACATGCTTTGAAAGCACATTATTTTCGGCAATATCCGTATGAATTTGCTCAACCTCATCCCAAACATTCCTGAGGTCTTGGTATATTTCATCACTGCGTCGTTTTACCGATTCGTGGTCTTGTTCCATATTATCGTATTTCGCAAATAAATTTGCAATATTACGCCAAAGCATTGTCTTTTCTTCATTGTCATTCGTAGTTGTTTCATTCGTAGCCGCACCGGTTACAGCGAGTGAAGCAATAGGAACAAGTGGTGGCGGTGGGGGGGATGAGTTTCTCCCCGACAACGAGGATGGATGTGTATAATATTGCGAATTGTCCACAGAAAGAGAGACCAGTCTTCCAACGGAGGATTGAGGAATAGGGCGAGACAACATTACGAGAGTAATTACAATATATATTATAATAACTATATCGATTTATATTCAATTTTATGTTATCAAAATACCAATTTTATGTTATCAAAATACTAATCTAATGTCATTCTCATTGTTTTTTGTAGCAAAGAGCGCTGACCATGGCCGAACGATTTTTCAATATACGCAACCATATTCAATAACGCAGGATCTCTCGACGCATCACATATCAAATCTGTAAAATCCGAGAGATTCTTATTCGTTTGTTTAAATCGAATCACTGAACCTTTATTGTGTTCATAACACCAACATATAAATGGAAGAGCATATGCCGAGAGAATTCCACCAAATATATAATACGCATAAACGTTTGTATCTTCTGCGTATCTTTTTCGACACACATTCAAGTTTTCTGGTGTTAAAACAGTGATTTGCGAATATTTCAAATCCATCACATCCAATGCCTTTACCATCTGATACAAATGAAAAAATGCGTTAGTTACAAGCTTCTCTCGAACAATCCGTATAAAATTCGCACGGTCATTCTCAAAATACGTGCCGATCATAATATTTATAATACGGGCCCATGATTCTGTGTATGCTTCAAATAGCAGGATATCACCGTGTGGAATACAAAATGATTCACGTAATCTTTTATTGGCACCACGAAGGTCGCTGTTGATGAAATCAATATTGAAATTATGTATGGTCTCATGAATAAAAACCTTGAACCATTCTTCCGCACGATATACAACAACTTCACCATGTCTCTCGCAATTTCGAGTTAAACCTGTATTCACATGGATTGCCGAGAGAATCGCATCATCATGGCGAGAACTGGAAGAGGGTCGCTCCTTCTTGAACGGCGTCATATAAAAATATACATCTAATTTTTCAGAACATTGAATATCTGACATCTGCGAAACGATCGACAACCATAGGAATACTTTATAAGCGTATAATTGATATACTGCGATTTCTGATTTGCATAAAAACGACGACGTAGATAACTTATTACAAATAGATATATGTGACTCGGGAAATGTTATAAAATATAATGTAAATAACCTCCCTCGAATCGTGTGCTGAAATCGAATACAATATTCTGATTTTTCACGAATATAGCAATAGATTTTATAAGGTATATATTGATGTTTTGATGCGTCGTCGTCATCATCGTCGTCGTGGTGGCCATTGACGTCGGTGCGATACCGCCTTCCCACGGTTCTCTCGTAGTGTTGATGTAATTCCGATAATAATCGTGGATGTGGAAGATCATTCGACGAATTTCGAATCTCGTTTAAATCATAGTTTAAATTATCGCTGATGCGACGTTGTTGTGGGGGTGGGGGTAGGTGTGGGGGTGGGGGTGGTTCATCTTCTAACGGCGTAACATGCTTATATAGATGATACTCGGCTCTCCGTATCAATTCATAAAAATTCATTAAAAAATGTGTGGTGTTTTCTTTGTTTTCACTCATGTGCGTTCGAATGGTCTGCCGCATCATTTGAGAATGATAGTGTCTGGATAGATCATGTATCGAACGGTGAATATGTTCTGAGTCTTTTTTTAATTCATCTTCGATCCACATATTATTATTATACTATTATATAATAATAATAATACTATTATAATGTTCCATCTTATCATTAAGAAATATTTAAAACCAGGAACACTACATATCTTCGCATTTTCATTCATTATATTTATTATTCTGAATGTCATTGAAAATGTAATCCATTACAATATTGGTAAATATCATGAGGGAAGAACCGGTCGCACCGATAACGGCGGCGCAAATATAGCAGGTATTCATTTTACAAATCCATCTCAAACCGATTGGATGCGTATTGTTGTGATTATGATTATTTTTGCGGTATTACAGGGCTTCTTCACATCTTATTTCAGCGTGTGCTAGAACCTGTCCTCAATTTATGACGAACACGCATCAAATGATGGTATATCTCAGGTGGCGCACCACGCACATAATGAACAAGTTTGGCATTTCTAGTCGCAAGCAGTAAGTCTTTGAGATTCTTGTTCTGAGAGAATTTCGCAAATGTAGCATTCTCCATCTCTCGCTCACTTCGTCCATGATTAAAAAAGTCTGGGTCAATCGAAATTCGGGATGGACGAATAATCGTATTGTGATTCAGTTTTCCACTTTTACTTCCGGCTGCCTTCGCTAAAATAGGGTCTGATGATAATTGTGTTCGTGAATCAAGAGAGAATTTTAAATAGAACTCACGATTATTATTTTTAAATTTACTGGCTTGATAATAATGCTCCACACTTTGCCATGTATGGTTATCCAGCATAAACGGTTCATTCCATGTATTCGATAATTTACGTCGCCAGTTATCAAATGTCGCCAAACGATGAAAGTGTATTTTTTCGGTCTCTGGTATTTTCTCTCCGGCACCACTCCCTGGAAGAACATTCGGGTTCGAATTTGAATAAAATTGGAATACGATGTCAGGTGTATATAAATTCGCAGCATTTCGAGTGCCACTGACTTCTTCTATCAAATCATCCAAACTCTCATTCGGTATATTATCCACACGTATTCCAAGCTCTCTCTGAAATAGTTTGAATTGCGGAATCAGGCAAAACGCACCAGATTGTGTTTCAAGGCATTTGGTTGTTACGAGTAATTTAATATCATACGGCAACTCTGAAAACGAAAGCACTCCGTGAGTCTTGTATGTAATCAACTGATACGTTGCTGATTTTGAAAGTAGGCTGTGCCGATTACGTGGAGAACGCATACCGGCTCCGATACCTCGCCCACCACTACCACCAGAATATGATGCGGTCGGATTCGAACCCGTTTTTCCTATTAAAATATATGCGGTAGGCTCAAATACACCTCGTTTTCGAATCGCAGGATCGATCGATTCATCGACAGAAACACCGTTGTTACACTGAAGAACGTGGTCGATATCTCCTGAGTCATAAGCATCTCTCGAAAATAGAATAAACTTCATATTCAGAATACGTTCAAGCACCGCAATCGCCCATCCATCTGGCCAATAAATCGATGTCATCATTCTTTCTTTGAGTTGTTCGAGAGAACGAACATCACGCATATAATCGTAATTGCCGGCTAGAAGTTTCGTGTATTTCATCTCATCGTGTTTTTGGTTATGCTCGATGACAAGTTTTTTGGCGTTGGCGATCATCAGTTGCTGTTGGGCACGGTCATGGACCGCAGAGATACGGCGTTTAATGTCATTGTAGTTATTCACCAACTCTTTTGTCTCTCGGAATTGTGTTTTTGAGAGATTATGATACATCGCAAACTTCTCTCGATACGCACGAAATACTTCATCCGTTACTTCTTCAGCAAGTTGCTTACGAAGGTCAAGTATAGTCGTTGAACGCCCTTGCGTAAGAAGAGCATCACGTATCACCGCAAAGAGTGCGTCACTCCCGCCTTCATTGTCTATAAAATTAAAATACTTATTACGAAGATACTGTTGGATCCAAAGGTCGGTTGTTGGGTTTGGTTTGTATTGTTTCCTCTCTAGTTCTGATTGTTCTTTTGTTTGAAGCGGAAGGATTGACGCACCCGATAATAGATGTTTTTGTCGTGCGTCTAATCCGAATAAGGTTGGCGCCGACGCCGTGCCGGTCTCATTATCTGAATCAGTGTCGTCGCCCGCAACATCATTTTCGTTCGTAGGAACTATGGTAGATTCAGCACTTGAAGCTGGTTTTACGGGTTCCTTTCCGAGAGATTTCTTGATCTCGTTGATTTCAGCCATACGTTTCTTTGGGTCATTTTTATTCGAAGCAATTACTGATGCTTCTATGATTCCAGATTTCGCACGTGATTTACGTAATAACTCGTTATTTACAAAACCGTATAATAAAGGAGATAATCGTTTGACATCCAAATCACCAGACTCATCCATTTTTACTTGCCCTGATGGCATTTCATAGACGCCAATCTGTTTCATGAATTCCATATCCACATTGAATAAATAAATGGGAGCATAGACGACATTATAACGTTTTGAAAAATGATAATTCAATTGTCCAATTCCAATAACAACCGTTTGAGGATCGCGCAATAATTGAACTTGAAATAATGGTGTGTTGTAGTTGAAATCTTCTTCTTCTAAATGCGAGTATTCATGATAGTTGATATTCGAATTCAGTTTTGATTTTACCATAATGTAATTATTATATGCATATAAATAATAATTATACCGTTTCCGCACGATCATATCAAAACATAATACAAATAACATCTATTTATGGTTCATTCATCTATAAATGAGTGTATTTCTGATAATACCACTTGATACGTCTTTTTCACTTGTAATAAACGACACCTTAAAAGAACGCTCTTTATTCTTATTTAAGGTCGCAATCACACGCTTGTATCTATCCACATTATTGTCGGAAGTTCCGCCCGCACCCAAGTGGAGCGCATCTGCCTCATTTCCATAATCCAATATCTTTTTATCATCCCAAATATCATTTATTGAAAGAAACCCAGTAATATTCATAATGGTAATTCCAACATTTCGCCGATGATAATAATTGCTTAAAATTACATCATCCGAGAGACGACATATTTGATTGTCAATGGCCGTATATCTCATCATATAATCGAGAAAATCGTCACCAAATGTATTTAATTTTACACAAACCGACCCATATCCTTCTGCGATTGTTGCGGTGTCTCGATGATTCCTTTTACCGTTAAGCGACATATTCACAAAATCGAATCCGGTTGATGTCCATACATTATGATCATTTGGTGGAATCATTTGTTCATAGGCTTCAATCATACGCTTCGGATACGCAATATCATCATCCAAGTAAATAATACGTGTATATTCGGGGAGATATTGAATGTTGCGTTCTTTGTCGTTCAAATACAATACAGTCGGTATTATTTTAGTAGCCGGACCATAATCTGTATCGATATGATTCACTGTCAATGACTTGCGAATATATTTCGGGACAATATATGATTCACCCGTTCGTGCAAATACCCGAGGAATATTCAATAAAAATAAATCAGGCTTTCGGGTTTGGTCTAATATACTATGTATCATCTGCGAACATTTGTTAATACGTGTTGGACTTGTGGTAAATGATACTACAATCTTACACTTTCGATGCGAAGTCGCAGCCGATGCCGCCGCCGATGCCGCCGCCGATGCCGATGCTGATGCCGATGAAGACATTTATTATTTATTATATATATGCCACTCTATATCTCTTTCATTTCTTTGCTTTTCCAGAAATCTCGTCCAACATATCCAAATGCTTAAATATCGTCTTATTCGTAATACTTGGTTTGCTCTTTATTTTCATCTTTGAAATTTCGGTAATCTGCTCAACACGAGTTGTAAAGATTTCGACGGTCTCTGGATCATTCGTGATAGGATCTTTTAACGCAGCATGACCGTGTTTTATCATAATAAACAAGTTTTCGGCGAGCTCATCCACTTCGTTCGTCTTTCCTTCTTGACGTATATTTGAATACATGAGTTCTTGAATTTGTTTCATCAGAGCGAGAACTTGTGATTTCTCTACTATTCCGATTTTCATAAGATTGACAATAAAGAGCGACATCGCCTTACGCTTTTCGTTCGCCTTATTGATATCGCAAAATTTATCGTAATTTTTCTTCGGGTCACAATACTCAATCGAATCAAATAATGACATAAATGACGCCAAATTTTGCTCGAATACGTTGCGAAATACTGAGTATTGGCTATGTCCAGGCTCGTGTTCCTTCGCCATCAAATCCTGAAACAGTCGTGCATATATTTCAGAGTAAAATGCGTTGGAGCTTGCTGTAGCAAAGATGGAGGAAGCAACACGGTTCATTACCGTTTCAGTATTATGCTCTTCTGAAGTATCATGCGTACAAGCCTCAAACAAGCTTGAAATTTCTTTCAAAATATTAGTAAGCATCGTTGCGTATGTTTTATCGGTTAATTTGTTGAGATAAGAACGAATATTGTCAATACTGAGCTCGATTCCTTCCTTCTTTTTTATCTCCGTTTTTTGAAAGGACAAAATCGTGTCCCATTCACTATTTGGGATTTGTTGATTTCGAGAAGACGCCGGTTGGCGCATAATCGATTGACCAAGTCCATGCGCGTTGTCTCCACCACCATTACTATTGCCGAACCTAGATTGAAATGTATTTGCGCTACTACCAGCAACATGATACCCGCCACCACCGCCGCCGCCACCGGTATGATGCGAACCGTTACGAAAATCGCTTGGATCACGCACAGGGAAAACCGGCGTCTTAATATAAGTTGGAGCACCTACTAAATCTGCTAGTCCGGATACTGATTTGATAACATCGTCAGGTAATTTCAATTCGAATCCCATATTCATAAAGGCAGCATAATCCGGAAGGTCGTAACGATGTGTGATTTTAGCCATGTCTTCTTCGTGTTTCGCAGACAATGATGCTTATTATAATACATATATAAGTTTTATATCAATTTTATACGTATTACAATGTTATTGTTATTAAATTGCATATCTGTCATTTGAATATAACCCACTTAAATATATTTTACTATGATTATTAGATATATTCGTTATTTTCTTTATTACTCTATCATCGTATGTCACTTAGCGGCGATACGCTGAGTTCTCCTTCTGCTAATGCTGGTGTTGGTCATGGCGACAACGGTGGTTCCGCCTCCGCCTCCGACTCTGCTTCATACCCTGAATTCAAAGTGTGGGAAGATGTGGCTGAAATATCAGCTGATCTTCTTCGTGGTATATACGCATATGGTTTTGAAAAACCGAGTAATATTCAACAAAAATCAATAATGTCAATCATCAATCGACGTGATGTTATAGCACAAGCCCAGTCAGGAACAGGGAAAACTGGCGCATTTACTGTCGCAGCCCTTCAAACTGTGGATATAAGTAAGCATGTAACACAAGTTCTCATTCTTGCTCCAACGCGCGAACTTGCTCGTCAGATTTATGATGTAACACAAGGACTTTCCGCAATGATGTCAGGACTTGTAATACGACTTCTTGTAGGAGGAACTTCCACCGCCGAAGATGCTGCGGAGCTTCGAAAATCGGTGCCGCATATTATCGTTGGATGCCCTGGACGTGTATTCGATATGATTCGTCGTAACCATATTCAAAGCGCAAGTGTCGGTATGCTGGTGCTGGATGAAGCGGATGAGATGCTTTCTGCTGGATTCAATGACCAAATCTACAATATATTTCAATATATGCCGTCGGATATTCAGGTTGTATTGTTCAGTGCTACGATGCCTACTGAATTGTATAACTTGACTGAAAAATTCATGAGAAATCCCGTGAATATTCAAGTGAAGGCAGAGCAACTCACATTAGAAGGGATTCAACAACATTATGTGGCACTTGATGATGATGTTCAGAAATATTTAACACTGAAAGACTTGTTTAAGACAATCTCTGTATCTCAGTGTATCATATTCTGTAACTCGACCAAACGCGTGGCTGACCTTCACGAGGCAATGCATTTCGACGGGTTTCCGGTTTGTTGTATTCATAGTGGAATGGAGAAAGGCGACAATCGCGAACGTGAAAAGGCGTATCAAGAATTCAAGGCAGGTGTCCATCGTGTGCTTATTTCATCGAATGTTACAGCACGTGGTATCGATATTCAACAAGTAAGCACAGTTATCAATTTTGACATGCCGCAGGATGTTCATATTTATCTTCACCGAATCGGACGTTCGGGTCGTTGGGGTCGTAAAGGTGTAGCTATTAACTTTGTTACACGACGAGACATGAGAATCAAGAAGGAGATTGAGGCATATTATGAGACATCGATTACTGAACTACCTATGAATTTTATGGATGGTATTTAATCTAGTGGTTCGCATACACATACACATACACATACACATACACATACACGAACACACAGACACACACACAATTACAACAAATATAAAGGTAGTTACATATATATTTCAGAGTTTCTATGAAAACGGTTGGTTTTTTATCCAATAAATTGACCTTACGAGGCACAGAGGTCGCAATTTATGATTATGCTCATTATAATGAAACTTTACTAGGAAATAAAAGTTTTATCATAACACGTGATTACAATCGAATTAAACATGAATATGATGTTGATAGCACAGCTTATGATAAATTCATTGACCGGTTTAGCGTATATTATTATACATCACAAGATGATATTGACAAAATTGTAATAAAAAATAAGATCACACATCTTTTTATCATTAAATCAGGAGCATATGACGGGTTATTTTCTAATCACTGTATTAATATCAATTTGTGCGTATTTGATATATCACAACCGCACGGTCAGGTATATACACCAATTGGAGAAACCATTAATCAACAATACAATAAGAATTATCCTGTCACACCACATATCGTTACTTTACCCGAATGTGATGAAAATTTAAGAGAAGAACTATCTATCCCTGATAATGCGATTGTTTTTGGAAGATATGGAGGAAAAGAATCATTTGATATTCGTTTTGTTCATAAAACAATCGATTCTATATTACAAGACAGAGATGATATTTACTTTTTATTCATGAACACACATCGGTTTTCTTCTCAACACAAGAATATAATACACTTGCCTGGTAATGCGGATATGATATTTAAGCGTAAATTCATAAATACATGTGATGCTTTGTTACACGCAAGAGAGAGAGGAGAAACATTTGGATTGACCTGTGGTGAGTTTTCAATATGTAAGAAACCGGTCATTACATATGGTTCGTCGATTGAACGAGAACATCTACTCATATTGAAAGATAAGGCAGTGATATATAACACACCTGATGAAATCAATGATATATTACGAACCTTCACAAAAGATAAATATGATGTCAGCGAAAATGGTTATATGTTTTACACACCAGAAAACGTTATGAACATCATAAATAAAAATTGTTTAATATAAGTTGTTTAATATAAGTTGTTTAATATAAGTTGTTTAATATAAGTTGTTATGTGTGTTTGAATTCGTATATTATATTGTTACATCATAACATTACAATAATGTCTTGTTATTTAGTATGTGTTCGCTGATTACGGATGTTCGGGAATCGGGTCGTTGGGGTCGTAAAGGTGTAGCTATTAACTTTGTTACACGACGAGACATGAGAATCAAGAAGGAGATTGAGGCATATTATGAGACATCGATTACTGAACTACCTATGAATTTTATGGATGGTATTTAATCTAGTGGTTCGCATACACATACACATACACATACACACATATACACATACACACATACACACATATACACATACACACATACACAAATTCATAATGAATATAAATACAAATAAGATACAAATATTATATACGATATAATATATAATATTTACATTTCTATGAAAACCGTTGCGTTTTTATGTAATATAACGACATTACGATACGGCGAAGTTAGTATTTATGACTATGCTCATTATAATGAAACAATATTAGGTAATAAAAGTATTATTATAGCTCACGAATACCATCGTAATAATACAAATCAAAACAATGACATGAAACAATTATATGAAAAATTTAATAACCGTTTTGATATTCATTATTTTTCTTCAAAAGATGATATTTGCCAAATTGTAACAAATAATAAGATAACACACCTTTTTACTATTAATTCGAGAATAGCCGATGACTTGTCTTTGAACCATCATGAATGTAATCATACCAATCTATTCGTATTTGATTCAGAACCGGTTGATACAGTATGCTCCCCTATAGAAGACCCCGCAAATCCGGAACTCTATAAGAAATTTCATCTTACATCACATTTTATTGATTTACCGGAAACGAATGAAAATCTAAGATCAGAATTATCAATCCCTGAAAACGCAGTCGTGTTTGGACAATACGGCAACAAGGATTCATTTAGTATTTTCTTTGTTCGTGACAGAATTCAAAATATTATAAAAGAAAGAGACGATATTTACTTTTTATTTATGAATACATATCCATTTATTGAACATAAGAATGTAATCAACTTACCCAATAACGACGATAGAGCATTCAAGCGTAAATTTATAAACACATGTGATGCGTTATTACACGCAACATACACAGGTGAAACCTTTGGAATGGTGTCTGCTGAATTTTCAATATGTAAGAAACCGGTGATTAGTTGGGCGTCAACACCTCAAGAAGGACAAGCATCGATCTTGAAAGATAAGGTAATTTTATATCACACATCTATTGATATTGATGAAATTTTACGGACATTCACAAAAGATAAATACGACGTTAGTGAAAATGGTTATATGAATTACACACCAGAAAACATTATGAAAGTATTCAACCAATACTGTCTAACAACAAATGATGTATGTGAAACATCTGGGAACGAAATACACAATTAAAGTAATGAAAAAATAATCATAGCAAATATGCTGTCAGCGAAAATGGTTATATGTTTTACACACCAGAAAACGTTATGAACATCATAAATAAAAATTGTTTGATATAAGTTGTTATGTGTGTTTGAATTCGTATATTATATTGTTACATCATAACAATACAATAATGTCTTGTTCTTTTAGTATGTGTTCGCTGATTACGGATGTTCGGGAATCTGTCAATGAAATCCCCCGTGATCCAGAACAAGTAAAATCATTATTATTTGAACATTTAGGAATTGGACATGACGATAAAAAAAAAGAACATTCAGACAAAGCCAACGCTGCTTCAACAGATCTCGCATCCGATAAGACTTCTATATTTCGACCCCCAATCGCTTATACAAACCCAGAGAAATTACATGAGTTGTCTAGTTCTATCATCGAAGATCTAGAAATGTTACAAATTAAACCGAAATTATCTATTAGCGACAACAATAACTCTGATGTAGTAAAAGGTCTATATCATTATCTATTTTCACCAACATCCGTATATGGCACTGAACATTTACCAATATGGAGTAAGTATTATACAACTGATATCGAATACTTAAAACAAACACAAACATTACTTGAAATATTTGATAACGAACTACTTGAACGTAATATAGAACAAAATACCGCTCACAAAGGATGCGTTGAAGCATTTTTGAACATGAAAAATACATGGTCCGACTTTCGTGGAACCGGTAAAATCCATGATTTCAAAGAGAAATTCAGTTATGTTGAAACACCGTTTCTCGCAAAACTCAATACATCTTCATCGTTTCTCCAGTTTTTAAGTTTGTATAATATCTCGTCGCCAGTGATCGCACTTCTGACCCCTTTGATTGTTTTGATTATACCATTTTTTATTCTTTTAATGCGCGGACTCGGTGTTTCCCTTTCAGAATATGTTGAAATTTTGAAACAGATTATTAGTCAGCATTCGATCGGTAAATTTTTTACACAATTCGAAACTGTGAGTATTGAACAAAAAATGTATATATTAATGTCGGTTGTGTTTTACTTCATTCAAATTTACCAGAATATTATGGCGTGCGTTCGGTTTTACAACAATATCAAGTTGGTTCATACCCATATTCATACGATTAACGGGTATTTGATCGCTACGGGTGTAAATATGAACTATATGATTCAAGTTATTCAAACATATCATCTCTCGACGTATGACTCTTTTCGTGAGGAACTCTCTAAGAGATACGCTCTACTGGAAGAGGTTACACAGGCACTTCGCGATATTTCACCTTTTTCAGTGAGCGTGAGTAAATTTTTTCAGATTGGGTATGTCATGAAGAATTATTATTCACTCTTTTCACAAACCGACTTAAATGAACTACTTGAATATAGTTTCGGTTTCAATGCGTATATGGAGCACTTGACCGCATGCCGGTCTTTTGTCGTCGAAGGTGTTATCAACAAATGTGCGTTTGTCCAAGATCCTGCTCATGATGTTACAAATCATGAAAATGCGATGGAAGAACCAATACATAAACCTGTTACGGAAGATACCCCTACGGAAGATACCCCTACGGAAGATACCCCTACCACTATAACAAATGACAAAGATAGCGATACTTCACCCCTACACCTACCCCCGCCCCCGCCCCCGCCCCCGCCCCCACCTACCCCGATTGTTTCCACCAAACAACATAAAAGTGTCACTAAACTATACAATCAAGTATATGCGCCGTTAAAAGCACATGACGCAGATAAAGTTGTTACGAATGATATTATCCTTGATAAACAACTCATAATAACCGGTCCAAATGCGGCGGGTAAAACCACCGTCATCAAATCCACACTATTCAATATCATCATCTCTCAACAAATCGGTTACGGTTTCTATAAAACCGCTGAAATCAACCCATATGACTATCTTCACTGTTACCTTAATATACCTGATACATCTGGACGTGATAGTCTATTCCAAGCGGAGTCTCGTAGATGTATGGAAATTTTACATTGTATTATCGATAATCCTTCGAAACGACATTTCTGTATTTTTGATGAGCTTTATTCTGGAACGAATCCGTATGAAGCAGTAGCAGCAGCATATGGATATATTGATTATATATCGAAAAATCCGAAGGTCGATCTCATTCTGACCACGCATTATATCGAATTATGTCGGCTTCTTGAAAAGAAAAATTCAAATGCCATAACAAATTTACACATGTCTGTATGCCCTGATACTGGCTCCTACTTGTATAAAATTGCTGATGGTATTTCAACGATCAAAGGCGGGTTGAAGGTTTTACGGGACTTGAACTATCCTTCCGAAATTATTGAATGCGCAAATGTAATTATTCAGGGATAGGTGTTAGCGCACCAATAAACCTTCGTAATAGCCGTTTGTATCTAAAATAATCAGAATCATTCATGTCTGTCACTGCCTCTAAAATTCGAACATGATTGTAAAATGAAATACACTGTTCTAGTGTTGGTGAATTTTGAGGTGTCTTTGAAACTTCAGTGAATATCGTATCCAATTCTATCCGAGCGAATTGATGCGATTGTGTGAAATGATATTCATAATAAGACGCATTCAAATAATTTATGAAATTCGCAAAAAGTGTAACGATTTCATGAGTTTCATTCATTTTGATACATCATAAACCTAATTTATTTTTATGCTGTATTATCGCACATAATCGTCGTTTTATCGATCGCTACACTTTTCGCAACTCTTTTTATGACTTTCGATATGTTTCCATCTTGCGCACCATCTGTTATAATTTTGGATAGTTTGAAATAATCGTCGTTGTCTTTTGTATGACTTGTCATGCATTTTGGGTGTTGTGCGGCCCATTTGCCCATCAAACTTACATTCTTATGTTCCACTGCTAGCACAGCATTCGTCATTTTCGCATGGTCTGGTCCATCACACTCCCACTTATCCGCATCTTTGACGTATAATGTTTCTCGTTTGATATCACTACAATGAACTGGTCGTTTATGTAGTTCCGTTTTATTCAGATTTGTAATAAGTATATTTGACATTCCTTCAACATAACCCAGTTTGCCAACATTCTCAAGGTCATCCGTATTCAGTTGAATCGAATTCACGAAATCCTTCATATTCATTGCGTCTTTACACTTCTCATTCAAGAAAAACTGCATATTTAACGTTTGATTATAACAGTTAGTCATGTTATGATTATTCGTCATATTGTTGGTGATATTCGTGGATGAAGCCGTGGTCATCGCAGTCATGCTAGCTTTATACATCTCCATCATCTGGGTTTTGAATTCATTATTCATATTCATCATCGTATGAATTACATTTTTAAGTTCGGTGGTGCTTTCTATTTTTGACAAATCCTTCGATTTCGTAATACATGACACGCCATATTTCTTGTTATGTCGCCATAAACCTGTTCGATTCATATAAGGCCGGCGACAATATTTACATTCATACGCCGCCGCAGAACCGATGGTGTCGGTCGCGTCACCAACGGGTTTGTCTTCACCTTGAGCTGTGTCATCGGCATCTACACCAGAATCGATATCGGAATCGGCGTGATATATCACGTTTTTTTGATCGTCCTCTTCATGGAGGTTAATTTGGACTACTTTTTTGATGGGTGTTTTTTGAGGGTTCAAACTTTCAGAAATATTTTGGGGCGGTTTTTGGGGGATGCTTTCTGCGACCGTTCCACCCCCACCCCCCGAAATGAGACTGTGAATGTAATTTTTACATTTTGCGTTCTCAGAACATAACCGTTGATGCTTTGCGGATAAAAGATGGCGGTTGTAATCAAATTTGTTATTGGTTTTGATGTCACATGTGTCGCAGTAAAACATAAACAGTTTTTCAGTCTTGCGTAAAATGCTGCCTAAATCGCAAGGGGCTATATAAATGGAAGACAAAATAACGCCGATGGACCAATACAGGGGGGTCGGCCGAAATGTCGAAAAAATTATCGTCACAAATTTTTCGTTGGGTTGAAAAAAGTTGTGACTGGTCAGTCACAAAACATGAAAAAATCGTGTTTTAAAAGTTCTACGCAAAATGCGTAAAAGGACATTTTTGGGCATGTTGCCATTTGTTGCGTATTTACGCAACGTTTTTCGCATGTCAGTATATTCGAGGTGTATCAGAGGATTGTGACGATATATGGTTTTAATTTTTTCTGATTTCAAACGAAATATTTTTGGCTGAAAAGTGTTCAACCACGGACCTTCAGTCCTTCCAACCATGGACTTTTGGATTTTACAGAATGATTCGAAATATTCGAATTTCAAACGAAATATTTTTGGCTGAAAAGTGTTCAACCACGGACCTTCAGTCCTTCCAACCACGGACTTTTGGATAAAAAGAATATAATCGTTTGTTTATAGAATATAACATCGCCAACTATTATATTATATATCGCAAGGTTTCGAGAGATTATCATGGGCGAATTAAGTATATTGACAATCATTGTTAGTTTAGCCGTTTGTTCTTTACTTGTATATGGTATATTTCAATATATGAAGGTTCGTTTGACGGTTTTAGAACAATCACATCGAGAACAAGCCATGATATTACAACAATATATAGAGGAATCGTCGTCTGATATTCATCGTTTATATCAAATATCTACATCACGTTATAATGGACCAAGTAACTCACAACCATTTCATCCCAACGGAAGTATTATACTGGAATATACCAATGATGTTCTACAAGGACAAGAAGAACAAGAACAAGAAGAACAAGAACAAGGATATAACGAACGACAAATGAACGAAAAACCTGTCGCTTTTAATGAACCACATACCATTCATTTAGATACCGCTTTCTTTCAAAATAAACGAAGTAATAATCTTATAGAAATATCTTCCGATAGTGAAAATACAACCGATTCTGAAAGCGACAGTGAGAGTAATACAGAGTCCGAGTCCGAGTCCGAATCCGAATCCGAGTCCGAATCCGAGTCCGAATCCGAGTCCGAGTCCGAGTCCGAGTCCGAATCCGAATCCGAGTCCGAGCCCGTATCTGAGACAGTGTGTGATACCGATATTACGTCATATTCCAAGAACGATTGCGATAGTATAATCACTATTCAACATGATGAATGTCATAATATAGAAGAAAGTAGTCAAACACACCACGATACGATCACGACATCAAACAATGAAACAACTACATCTGATATAAAAACCGTAACTGTGGATTTAGGAACATTACAAGAACCCGACGAGCCCAATAAACCCATTTCAAAATCAACTGATATTTTGTTGATGATGTATAAGAAAGCACAACAAACACCTTTACCGGAAGATTATGATTTAGACAATAAAGCTTCAGACATCATGAATGAAGTCGTCGATTTAGCATCGTCGCATACAGGAGGAGAAGCACCCGCCAATAACTCCGAACAAACAGCCCTCTCAACGTCATCAAATGAACATTCTTTCACAAATAAATCAAAACCATCTGCGCCGGTTCATGTTCCTCTGGCCTCGATGTCTGTTCCCGAACTCAAGCAACTTCTTAAAGAATTATGTAAAAACCAACCCGAAAAACATGCCGAAATCCAAAAACTTAAAAAACCAGAGTTAATCTATGCTATAAAACAATTACAGTAAATTTATATTCTCATAATATACATAATAATGTCGGAAACGCATTCGCAACCACATTGGGCCAAGAATTATAGTTCAAGTCATAATGTTTATTTTGATTTTCCACCTCTCATGAATGATGGTCGTAATTTCTCTGGTTGGCAACCAGGCAACGCTGTGAATGAATCAATACGTCGCACGGAAGGTATAAAAACAAATTGGGATTATCGACGATATTTAACTACAAATGCGGATCAAATCATGAAAATAAACCGGATTGACGCAGTAAATGCGAGTGGGCATGGGTCATTTGAAGTAAATCCGTATGAACAAGAAAACCACCGTAACGTTCCATTCATGTATTCGTCTATATCCGATACGAGAGAACCGTTTGGTTATGTCCAAAGCGACTTAAAAGATATCTATCTCTCGAGAGAAGCACTTCAATCCCGCATGATAGCACCAGAAATCACACAGGAACAAGTTCTCGAATTTCAGCGCCAACAAAAACAGAAGTAAGTTAAAACGTAATACTGTATGTTTGTTATATTCCAAATACACGAGAGAATATAACAAGCGATGCGAATCATTAGTTTTGATGTGGGAATGAAAAATCTAGCATTCTGTATATTTAGCATATCCAATACAACAGCATTCACAGGATTACCTGCCTCAGAACTTATTCATCATATTCATATCGAGAGATGGGATGTCATTGATTTAAGGTTCGAACCAAATCTCTCCGATTCTATCGTTACAGAAGTCGCTCCACCTCCGCCAAAACGATTATGTAGTAACGACAATAAATTGGCAAAATGGATGTTCATATCTCGTCCGCAGGACGTTTCGCAAACACATTCCCCACAAAACAATACAGTCGTCATGTATTGCGCAAAATGTGCCGAGAAATCCAAATACAAAATCCCATCTCGAGAGATTCTACCAATCCAACGCAAGCCTGAATTACTAACAAAGAAAAAACTGGGTGAGCTCATGGATATTAAGACGTGTTTAGGAACAACAACAACAACAACACAATCACTCGACGCCAACAACAACAACAACATCAATCTGAAAGTTCGTAAATCCGACCTTATCGAAGAAATCAAAACGACGATTTCGAGAGATTTTATGGAACCATTTGATGAACAAAAGTATTCGAATTATATCACCGGAATACTGCCGACAAGTGGCGCCGCTGCCACCAAACCCAAAAAAGCCAACTATACATATGCTCACGACCTCGATTTAATCACATATGGCCGTAATATGATGAAACATCTTGATGTAATACTAGCCGAATGTAGCGGACCGATTGACATGATGATTATCGAAAATCAAATCAGCACACTCGCCTCTCGGATGAAGACATTACAAGGTATGATTACGCAATATTTTATTATGAAACATATTCCGATGATTGAGTTTATATCGGCGTCATGTAAGCTTAAACTCTTTATGAATACGCCGTTAGCTCATCATGACAGCGCTGAGTCAGGAACCGCAAACGCATCCGCAGCCGCAGAAAACGCCGAATTATGTATCGATGCTTCTACGTATGCCGACCGTAAAAAATCCGGAATTGCTGTATGCCGCTCTCTCGGCGAAATCTCTCGAAAACACAAATCAGAATACGCAAAATGGATGTGTGTCTTCGAAAAACATAAAAAGAAAGATGATCTTGCGGATTGTTTCTTACAGGGATTATGGCGGGTTCATTCGGAAAGTGCGGTATAACACGAATATTAAAGAATCCGTGTAATTTAGTATAAAGATTACATTCTATTATATCACATACGAGAATCTGATGGCGGAAGAAATCGATTTAGGAGCATTGGATACGATGCCAACATTTACTTTCGGCGGCAATAGTGGCAGTAAATCCTCTGGCGGTAGCGGTGGTGGTAATTTTGGTGGCGGAATCGAACTACTTATGAACAATAAATTCAAGGATAGCGACCGAAAAAGTGGCGGCGGTGGCGGCGGGGATATTGATTTGAGTGAATTGACAGCACTCGAGAATGAGTTAAATGACCTCAGTAATGTAGGACCCAAACGACAATCAGATAGTGAATCTGGTGGTGGTGCCGATGGCGGCGGTGGCGGCGGTGGCGGTGGCGGCGGTGGCGGTGGATTCTTAAGCGGAATATTCAATCTTAGCAAATCAGACGGTGAATCTGGTGGCGGAGATAAAGCCAACAGCAGTGGCATTCATTTAGGGCAATCCACATCAAATACCGATGCGGATAATCGCACATGGGACGGATATGGTAAATTTAACAATATTCCTCTTGATCCGGATGCGAATGTCGATCCAACCCCACAGCTGTCGAAAGAAGAAATGTTGAAGGAGAAATTCAAGCTTCTTCGTAAATTGGAAGAGCTTGAACAAAAAGGCGTCCAACTCACAAAACGATACTCGATGGATTCATCGTATCAAGAGATGAAGGGTGAATATGATACGCAAATGGAAGAGCGCGAGAGACAGAATAGTGTGAAATTTCAAGGGAAAATGTTACTCGCATGTATTACCGGTCTTGAATTTCTCAATAACAAGTTTGATCCCTTTGACCTGAAATTAGACGGGTGGTCAGAACAAGTAAATGAGAATCTAAATGAGTATGATGAAATTTTTGGAGAACTTCATGAGAAATACAAGTCAAAGGCAAAGATGTCGCCTGAGTTGAAGCTTTTATTTCAGTTGGGTGGAAGTGCAATTATGCTTCATATGACAAATACGATGTTCAAGTCGGCACTTCCTGGAATGGATGATATTATGCGACAGAATCCAGAACTTATGCAGCAATTCACACAAGCGGCGGTTTCGTCGATGTCAAATAATACGCTAGGCGGCGGTGGCGGTGGAGCGCCTAACGGTCGTGGGTCAGGTTTTGGTAATTTCATGAATGATATCATGGGTGGTGGTGGTGGCGGTGGTGGCGGTGGTGGCGGTGGTGGTGGTGGCTTTGGTCGCAACAACGAACCACCTCCTTACGCACAACATCGCCCCCCTCCTCCACCGATTGCAACAAAAGGTCCGGTAGCTCCCCCTCCACCAATTCGTCCAGGCGCAACTGCGATGCCGACCCCGATGTCAATGCCTTCTAATTCGTCAGAACAAAAATCACGCCGCCCTGAAATGCGCGGTCCTTCGTCAGATGTATCTGATATGATGTCAAGATTGAAAACCAAAACGATTAACATTCAACCTACGGGTTCGGGTTCGGGTTCGGGTTCGGGTTCGGGTTCGGGTTCGGGTTCGGGGAATGCTTCTGCTATGACAGCCGCCAATTCCGAACCAGGCAATCTAACACTCCAAAATATTCTTTCGGGTATAACAGGTAGTGGTGGAGGCGATGATATTAATCTCGAATCAACCGTTGTAAATGTATCCACCTTAGGTGAGATTCCTCAGGATTCAACGCCACATAAATCAAAAAGACGCCCACGTTCTGAGAGAAATACAGTAAGCATGGACCTATAAAACAGATATAAATATTTTAGCACAATAGTAAATAGTCGCAATACGCATTCACGCTTAAAGACGCAAATATAACAAGCAACAATGACATCTTTATCCAATACGCAGTTTCGCCCGATATGCACCCAAAATGATATGAGATTAGGTAAAAATACTGAAATGAAATTATTTACATTGGAATACAACTATCATAATCCAAACTTCAATCTTTTACCCCTTATCAATATCAATATTCATAAATTGCTATACGAAGTGAATAAAGATATAATCGAAACGATTGAAATTACATCTAATCCAACAGATTCTTCAGAACATAACATACTTTATAAATTTTGCGACATTGGCGGAGATTTAGGCGGTTTGAAAACATATATGTTTGTAAATACAAAAGTCGCAAAAAGATACGCAAGTAATGGAAATACGGAATTCATTTTTACAAGTAAAAGTGTGCCGTTTAGTGACCATTCTGTGTTACATGACCAAAAATACAAACTGTTGGAATACCCACTTTATATACAAAAATTCATTTATCAAGAAACATCTGATCATAAAGCGGAAAACTCGAAAATTCAAGTTCTACACATGTTTAAGCTGAAGCCAGAACAAGACACAGAACTTACGGTGGCGATGGAAAATGCGATCGGGGTTCTCATCAAGAAAATGTATTTTAGATTAAAAGTTGCGATGGAATCGCTTAGGTAAAGCGTATAATTGTCATACATATTATATCACTAAAATAATATGTATTTAGAACCAATCATTGTATAATCAATAACCGTGTGTTGGTATTTCTTTGATGGATGATTTATTGAATGAATACATAGAAGAAGAAAAACAATTAGAAACGAATGAAAATTCAACAAATAAGAATGGATTAGTCAAAGAACAAGAAGAACATGAAAAACAACAAGAACAAGAGTATTTGGATTATATCGAGCGAACGAAAGAATATTATTACAAGATGTCATGTCGTGATTTTTTTCGTGCTTTATGGTTTACATCTTCATGCTGTTACATATGCACAAGTGAATATATGAAATACGCAGTCGGTTGGAAGTCACGCAATCAAGCAATTATAGATGTAAGTAAGCGTCTTGCAGCGAAAAATATGATGTATGTTAAGATATTTCAAGCATTCGCAACTAACCGAAATATTGTATCTCCTGAACTCAATCAGTTTTTTAGTGAATATACTGATAATGTTGGATACACGACATGTGAATATGATATAAACGAACTTAAAGAGCTTGAAACCCGTTCCACTGAATGTGCTCCATACCGACAACTACGTATTTTGAATGATTATAAACCGATTAAATCTGGACTGATGTCCTTGATATTCAAAGGTGTTATCATGCCGACAAATACAAATACAAATACAAATACAATGGAAACAAATACAGGGGGAAGTGCGGATGATGCGGATTCTTCTTGCTCCGGAGACGAGGTGGTCATCAAGTATCTTCGAAAAAATATAAGTAACACCTTCAATCTATCCATGAATAATCTTGTTGTATTTGCGAAATTCACACGGTATTTTCCATATATTCGAACTCTTAATGTCGAGAGTCTTATTCTTCAAAATATTGTATGTTTGAAAGATCAAGTTAATTTTCGTAAAGAACTTGGAAATATTAGGTTGTATTATCGCCACTGGAATGAGTATGAATATGTCAAAATACCGAAACCGTATCCAGAATATACCGAAAAAATCAACCCAGACACAATTGTAATGGAATACGTGAATGGAATGAAAATTACCGATATTGACCCAGAAGATAATGATGAATTCGGTAAAGTGTTGGCGTCATTTAATGCGAAGGCTGCTTTTTGCACATCTTTTTATCATGGCGACCTTCATCCAGGGAATATACTCTTCATTAAGAACGCACCTGTAAGCACATCCATAGTAAAATCACGTCCTGTATATCAAATATGTATTCTTGACTTCGGCATTATTGGTCATTTATCTCGATATGATCAAGAATTATTGTTTAAAGCGACGAAATATATATATCAACGCCGTTTTGATAAAATTATCAATATTATTATGAGTTGTGAATTGTCCGAAAGTTCAAATTTGGAGAATGACGTTAGTGATATCATTCCTGAGAAAAATAGTTTAAAATATAATAACCTACACCGAGAACTAACTGAGGTTCTTGTGCGTTATACTACGCCCGAAATCAAGTTCTTTGGCGTGAGTGAAATCTATGAAATTAATTACATTCTGAATAACTATGGATTGATGTTTAAGCGGTCGCTTTATCGTCTCTTTATAACTCTTGCAATCATGGACTCAATTGGAACTCGTCTTGGTAGCAAAATGAGCTATATGCAACATATGACAGATATTATTGTGGATATGTATAATATTGATTTGAATGGTAATAATGACAATGACGACAATGACCCATAAGTAGGCAATATACGGACGAATCAATATTAAAAGTGATGTATTATTATTGATTATAAAATGAAAATTGGTATTATTGGTTACGGGTTTGTTGGACGTGCCACATATATTTTTTCAAAGAATTATTATTCCAAAGATAAAGATAATGATGAGATATTTGAGGTTTTACCTGATACAGTGACAACTCCAGCTACGTCGAATTCTGTAAGGACGTATAGTGCGGATGGAAATCCAGCCACCCCCGCCACCCTCGCAACCCCCGCCACCCCCGCCACCCCCGCCACCCCCGCAACCCCCGCCAGTCTCCATCCTCGAACGAACGTAGTTTCGTCGAATGGGGGCGGAACCCACAGCACACCTCCCCCGCCATTCTTCAAACGCATATTTTTTAAACAAGTTGAAGTTTTTATTTATGACATTAACCCAAACCTATGCCAACCGAAAGGTATTACATTAGAAGAAGTGGATCGCAATAGCGACCTTCTCTTTTTCTGCTTACCAACACCCCTGAATCATGACGGAACATGTTATACAAAAATACTGGAAGATACCATATCACAATGCTCGAATCCATATAAAATCATTCGCAGCACGATTCCTGTAGGTTTCGCAGCCAAACATGGATGCTATTTTATGCCGGAGTTTCTTACGGAAGCCAGATGGGAGAATGATTTCCGAAGCACCAAAGAATGGATTGTTGGCATGCCGAGAGATTTATCCATCTGTCATCAAGAAGAGTTCAAAAAACGTATCAGCCAACTTATAAAACGAAGTCATAAAAACGGGTCAATTGATTCACGGACGATTGTTTTCTGTGATACAAATGAAGCCGAAATGCTGAAACTCATGAAAAATTGTTTTCTCTCAGCAAAGGTCGGCATCATGAATGAGTTCTTTGATTTTGCTCAGGCCACAAATACTGACTTCAATCACGTCATTACACTTGCGAAATTGGACGCACGTATGGGCACATCGCATTTCCAAGTGCCGGGGCCAGACGGTATGCGCGGATTCGGTGGAACATGTTTTCCGAAAGATACACATAGCCTTTATTGTCAAATGACCGCACACGGTGTTTGCCCTCACATATATCCCGCAGTCCTGACACGTAATGATTCATATGATCGCACAGAACGTGAATGGTCGCATGACACATGGAGAACAACGATACCACTACCGAACCCGAAATCAAAAGTCGTAGTTGTATTCAGTAATGGTAAAGAAGAGTCAAAGTATTTTGATGACATCATACAGGAAAATCTCTCGAAACATAATGTGGTAATTCAAGTCATCCGCAAATATGATAACTCTTCAAAACATATTCAGAGCACAGCCGCCAAACAAAACCATATCATAAAATACTGGCCAGAACCAAGCACACCTATATTTTTTCCACGTGTGGATGAATGCTACTATAGTCCATATCACGATACTTCGTCCTATGAAACAACGAGAGACATTATGCATATCATCGATTTGTGGAATAGCCACGAAGAAATGATACTATATGTGATAAAACATGCCAAGGAAGCAATACATAACAGAGACACTGCCATAAGCATTGATTCTGTAATTGAAGACAACGAGAGTGGCACAGAAGGTTTTGACGATAATAGTCTCGATGACTATGACGTTCATTATCCTTGCTCTACTATAATTAAAAATACGTTTGACTATGCGAAGGTAATCGAAGATTATTATCAAGACAATTTTGGAGGCACTCATCGTAAGCTGGTTGTTATGTTTTAGTGGTAATCGACACTACTTGACTCGTCTTGTTTTATTCAAACATAGAGTATATATTTTATGTTTTCGGGTATGTTTTACTGTGTCTTGAATGTGTTCATGACGATGTTTTCGTGTTATTTTATCTCGCTTACAACCACCTCCAAGTCTTACAGTGGTCGGACCAAACCCCGAGTTTGATAATTGATCACCATTATTACCAACATTACCAACATTACCAACATTACCAACATTACCAACATTAACAATTATATCATTAGGATCTACTGTGGCACTACTTGAATTATTAGAGTTATCATCTTCGCTGTTTAAAAGCCGCTCTGCTTCATCCTTAGCAGCCTTAAGAACAACGTCACTATTACTATCACCAACAGATGTTCGTTTATTATCTAGCGTCTTATCATCTTCGCTGTTTAAAAGCCGCTCTGCTTCATCCTTAGCAGCCTTAAGAACAACGTCACTATTACTATCACCAACAGATGTTCGTTTATTATCTAGCGTCTTATCATCTTCGCTGTTTAAAAGCCGCTCTGCTTCATCCTTAGCAGCCTTAAGAACAACGTCATTATTACTATCACCAACAGATGTTCGTTTATTATCTAGCGTCTTATCATCTTTGTTTAAA